ATTTCGTTAGGTTCTGAATTTTTTATCATGCATTTCTTGATTATGTACTTTCTTGTAACGTTCAATATGTATGTTGTATACCTTATTGGATGTACATTATTGAAAGTGGTAATAAATAAAGTAATGAAAAGACTTTCAAAGATATATCTTCCAGAGTATATAGCGTTACGTCCTATAAATGCTGGAAAATGTTCGATTTGTAACGACGGTCTTTATAATGATGATGATCCTGGATTTCCATCGGGTCACTCGTGGATCATGACTTCCGTCGCAGTGAAAATATACCTAGAATATGGAATGGTTCAAATAACAGTCGTGGCTATAGGTCTGGCAGCAGCTACTTGTTGGGCACGGAATTATAAAAATTGTCACACGTGGGAACAGATAATAATCGGGGTATTATGCGGATTCCCTTACGGGATCTTAGTTCATTCGTGCGTTCCAAAAGCATTAGAGAACGATAAGACTACATTTTGGAAATTTTAATTGGTTTTGGAGGAGACATTCCCAAAAGTTTATATAAAGCTATATCAACTTTGCTGACTTTACGTTCTTTTCTTTTTGGAGTTCGAGATTTTCTAAGTTTTGCCGCAGCTTTCTTTTTCGCTTTATCTTTTGCGTCTTTTTCAGGATTTGGAGAATTATACCACTTTACGTGTTTGTATCTGATGGTAGATTTGGCTGCGTTTCGTAACGCGCGACGTTTTGATGATTGAGCCCGAGTTTCAGTCATTACCTTAAGAAATTTTTTTATTTTTATTTTTAATGGATGATCATATGTGGAGAAAAATACTTAAAGATGTCAATGTTAAAAGTTTGAAAAAATTTCAAGCTGTTTCCACAAAGATGAAAATATTGGCGGATGAAGAAGCAAGGAAAAGGGTGAATACTGCATCGTTGAAAGAGTTAAGAGAACTCGCGATGTACTTTAGAGTATCGCGGATTCTTGCGAAACGCGCCGGTCAACAATCACTGACCAAAATGATAAAGGCAAAAATTTAGTAAACAGAAACTTGTTGTAATACATCGTTAGTTGTTGCGTTTTTATTGTCTTCCCGGGCATATTTCAATAGCTTGTCCAACAGAATAGCGTCCCGTTGTTCTAATATTTTAATAAGATCTTTTCGAGAAAAACACGGTTTGTCGGGTAGCTCTGGAAAATTAAACGTGTTTGCGTACCCTACGGGTGGTTTCTTCTTTTTTTGCTTTTTCTTGTGTTTTTCTATGGTTGGTCGTTCCTTTTTGTTGGAAATACTTAACATGGAAAAGTCTATATCTAGATCATCAAAAGATCTCTTCATTAAGTTAATAACCAGAAAAATCTTTAATTTATTTTTTTACTTTACTTTGTAGGAGTCTTTCAATTCTTTTATTCTTTTCACTTTTTGTAGTTTTTGATATGATATATGTTAGCGGTGTTAATCCTTCGTGGTTTTTCACGTTCACGTGTGCTCCTTTTTCTAATAAAAGTTTCACTACATTCTCGTACCCTTTCAATGTTGCCCAATGTAATGGAGTCATTTTATATTTATCTTTCTTATTAACGTTCGCCCCCATTTTTATCGCCTTCTTAATTATATTTAAATTTGGTGTATATGGAATATTGTTTCCTACAGTTAATTCGTTGAATAAAGATTGCTCGTGAACATTTTTTAAAGTATTCTCATTTCTATAACGTCTACCGAGTTCCCGTATTGCTGCCCGGTTCTTCTGATTGCTTTTCATCTCTTTGAGAATTTTGTTGATAATATGGACAGGGATGTTCATTACTTTATCCATGATTTTTTTATTATTATATCTCTTCGTATTTCTTGAATCCTTTTATTTATTGGAAAAGTCACATGTGCCTTCGCAACTTTAGGATTTATGAGAACGTTACACATTACTTTTCTGACACCTTTCAGCGGTTTACCGGGACGTGTATTTTTGTAAAATCGTAGTTCTATCGGATCTGTCGTACCCGCCTCTTGCATCAGTTGGTAATGTTTTTGAATCAGCGTTGATTGGAGTCCCATCGATTTGAAGCAACTAGCAAGGTCTTTTACATGTTTGCTTTTCTGCTTCCAAGCTCGAAATATATTTCTAGCTCCATGCTCATTCCGTGTATTTTTCTTTACAATGTCGAGAATACACTGAACTCGGCTCATATTTAATATTACATTTCGTATTCATTAGGTGTATTTTATATTATTCATGTCTATAACGTAAGCTGGGCTATGAATTTCAGAATGACTATTTATTTCATAAACGTCCCTATTAGCTGATTCAATATCGACTTGTAATTCGTTGGTTAGATGAGTTTTACCATTTGCGCCAGTTCCTAGAAGATAAATAGGATAAATGGGAATAAGTCCTAAGAAATTGCGTAGTTGTGTTTTAGCATCTTCGTACGTACTCACGCGAAATGATGCCATTTAAATTAAAGAGAATTTAAAATTTTAAATATTTCAATATTTAAATGAAAACTCTACTTTGGTGTGTAGTTGTTATAACTTTAATCATTTCCACAACAACATTTTATGGACTTTCTTCTGAATAGTTTAATGAAAAGAATTTATGGAAATGTTAATGAATTTTTTCGAATATACGGGATTAATTGGTGGACTGATTTTATCTATACAAATGTGGCCGCAAATCTATAAAGTGTATAAAACACATTCTGTAAACGATATATCAAAAAGAATGATAGTCATAAACTTGATTGGATTAAATTTAATGCAAGTTTATGCAATAGGAAAAAAATCCCCTGAATTGTATTTACCGCTATCTCTAGAAATTAGTTATTCATTAATTTTGTTTATTTTTACCATCATTTACAAAAATCAACATGAAATAAATGAATAACTGGATTTTTTAATTAATTTTAAAGATGTCAATATTTAATCAGAATGCTGGAGTGGAATAAAGTTACAAACGGAGTCTTAGAAAATGTTAGTGGGTTCGCTTTAAAAGATGAAATTACCACGATCATGGGACCTTCTGGTGCTGGTAAAACCACATTGCTTAATTCACTATATCAAGGGAATGATTGTCTGTTAAACAAAAATAAATATAACTCTGGGTCAATTGGATATGTCCAACAAAATAACTACAGTTTTGAAAATCTTACAGTTCAAGAACTATTGATATTTTATTATATCTTATCTGATAATCAAAAATATCAAGAAAATATCGAATACATGAATTTACAAAATTGCAAAAATGTTATGATGAAGCATATAAGTGGAGGTGAGAAAAAGCGTGTCGCGCTAAGCATCGAGCTATCAAGAACTCATATTAAATGCTTAATGTTTGATGAACCGACTAGTGGATTGGACTCATATAATGCAAATGAATTCGTAAAGTTTATATTATCTGTTTTAAACGGCAATATATATATGTTGTCTATTCATCAACCTTCTACTAGCATGTTTATGATATTTCATAAAGTTATATTCATGCAAAATGGTCGCATTGTATACATCGATTGTCCTCAAAAGTTGAACAATATTGAGATAATGAAAAACAAACCTGAATATATTCCTTCACATGAATATATGCTTGATTCTCTCGTGACATCTACGATAGAATGTCTGTCAGTTATTGAAAAGCCAGATGATATCTTATATTATGAAGATGTGGTAAAATATAATCAAAAGCATAATACGTGGAGTGTAATAAAAGCGATCATGATCGATTCAAATAGAGAGCCTATTCTGTTCAAAGCAAAGATTTTTCAAGCTTGCATTATGTCGTTATTTATGGGAGCTATATATTGGCAAACATCAGAAGAAAACATAATTGGTGCTTTGTTTTTTGCAACCATTAATCAATTTTTTGGTGCCACGTTTGGTGTGATAAATACCTTTGCCAAAAAGTCTAAAATTATGCTGAATGATCTCCCAAAGCAATGGTACACCAGTTTTGAATTTTTTCTTGGAACCAATCTGGCTGATTTGCCGGGACAATTTATAGCTTGTCTCTTTTTTTCGACCATCAGTTATTTTATGGTGGGGTTGAAAAATTATTTTTCATATTTTGGAACCCTTTTTCTCATCAATAGTACGGGTACGAGTTTTGGATACATGTTCTCAGCATTATTTTTTACGATGGATGAACAAGTTGCTCTAATATCGTGCAATTTAACAATTTTACCTCTATTACTACTCGGAGGGTTTTTTGTAGATACTGAAACAAGTGATATTAATGAATTAATATCTGTCATAAGTCCATTTAAACATGGATTTAATATATTACAACAACAACAAGGATATGAAAAAGAAGACGAGTCTCTTATATATATGTTATCAATATTAATAGTATGTCGATTTGTTGCTTTTATTCGTATATCAAACATTAGCTGAAGAAATCGTCGATATCTCCTTTTATTATGGAATTCCAAAATCTCATTTCTTCTCCAAATGATTCGAATGGATAAAAACTCTTATGTTTTGGTTCACTAAAATCTGGTTCTAATACATGACACTCTTGTAAAAGAACACTTTTTGCTTTATTCAATATTACAGCTTTTTGGGTATTACTTTTTATATCAGGATGATATTTCTTCATTTGTGCTCTCCACGCATAATGGACTTCGTGACATGTATAATAAGGAGGTAATCTTAGTTGCTTTCTAGCCCAAATTTTATTCATTACATTAAATGGAAAATATAATACTTGCTTTAATCCCCACAGTTCTTGCATTTGGATTTAGTGGAATTTTTTGCTATGTTAATAACATTGATATTTATAAACCTGACTCTACAAAAAGTCTTAGTATGAAAATATACATGAATCTTAGGAATGGTGTTTTAGGAATACTTATTGCTAACCTTTTTGTTTCAACTACATTTCTAACCGATATATCTATGAAAGAAGAACTTGTAAGAATTGTAATATATTCTGTGTTGATTGAATTTGCGTTTTATTCTACACATAGAATGATGCATTGGAATAAGTTATTGTTTAAGTATATACATAAAGAACATCATCTTGAGATGGAACCTTCTCCGATAGATGCTTACATCTTGACTCCTGCGGAAAGCGCTTCGGTAGTATTTTCATTTACTTTTCCAAATTTTATTAGATTTTTAATAACGAAACGGGGGATGATTTTGGTTCAAACTATTCATTTAATTTTCGGAATATTAGTTCACGGCGCTTTAAAATCGGTACGACATCACATGTTACATCATAAGTATTTAAAAGGAAATTACAGTGGAATATATCCTTTTTGGGACATGGTTTTTGGAACATATTTAAGTGTTTGAATGACATCTCGCCATTACCTTCTCTTTATCGTAATATTTCATAATTTCATGTAGCCTAAAATATACATCTCCTAATTCGTTTGTAATAGCTTCTTCCATGTTATTTTTTGGTTGACACATTTGTTCTACTATCACGGCGCTCAAAGAGCAAAGTTCTTTCAACAGTAAATGATGATTTTCGATACATGTGACATCGTTCATCTTATTTAACTATCCTAAAAATCATTTTTCAATAATTTAACGTTAAAACATTTTACGTTATATATGATGTATTCTATGGCGGATCACATGCTTGTTAAATATAGAATCCCCAGACAAGCAACCTATAATTATCGAAAACAATTTTTGAAATCTCGTCTTGAAAAACTCACGCTAAGACAGAAGAATATTAAAAATGTTGAAGATTTTATGGACTATAAAGGAAATAATGCGCTTATCGAGTTAAAAGAAGTTGAAAGATTGATTTTTTGGAATGAATGGATTCATCGTCAAAAAGATTACTCTTCTTCTTCACATAATTAGACAACTTATCATTTAAATAAACAATCAATAAATATGTTAAATGGAAGACAAATATAAAGATATTTTAGATGATAAAAAAAGTTGCGATTACTTGAACACAAATGGTGAAGTTGAAAAATGTTTCGAAAATGTCCCGGATAATGTAACTGTTTCCTTAAGCGGAGGAGTAGATTCTATGGTTTGTTTAGAAATCTGTAAAAAGTTGAATAAAAATATCACGGCAGTTCATATTAATTATAACAATAGAGAAACTTCATATCAAGAATCATTTTTTGTGAAAGAATGGTGTTCATCTTTGGGTATTACACTACATGTTCGAAACATTACAGAAATGACTCGCAATTCTATAGACCGAGAAGTGTACGAAGAATTCACCCGAGTTGCTCGCTTCAACGAATACAGAAAAGTAAACCTTCCCGTTGTTTTAGGCCATAATAGAGACGACGCTTTTGAAAATATTATCACAAACATCAACAAACACAAGATTATAGATAATATAGTTGGAATGAAGCTTATAGATACCATAGATGGCGTAGAAATAATGAGACCAATGTTGAATATTCCAAAATCAATGATTATTGCGTATGCCAGAGCAAATAACATTCCATTTTTGTATGATTCCACGCCAAAATGGAGCCAGCGTGGAAAGATTAGAGATAATATAATCCCTGCTATGAAAACATTCGATGTGCAACTAGAACTTAACATGTTGAATTTTGCCAAAGATGTGTCAGAGATTATAAAACATATTCCCGTAAAAGATTCGTATCCTCGCGAAGAGATTATAAATAACGAAACATTTTGGAATCATATAATAGGAGGATGTAAAAGAGGGATCATTAAAGAAATCATGGCAAAGTTTGAAAAAGGAACAAATGGAACAATTCCAATAAATACTAAAAGAATTGTATCATTTTATGAGACCGAGATAAGTTTTTTATATGTTTAAATTAATACTCTCTTATTATAATAATGATCGATCCGACACTAGCTGAGCTTGCTAAAGAAGCAAATTGCAATAAAAATGTTTGTAGAAAATGTTACGCTAGACTTCCAAAGCGCGCAGTGAATTGCCGAAAGAAATGTTGTGGACACTCATCAGAATTAAGAATCAAGAAAAAGTTAAAGACTTAAACTAACAACTTTTAGTTAATTAAATATGCCCGCAGCTGTCAAAAAGACAGCAGATAAACTCACAGATGCTGAAAAAAAGAAAAAGAAACAAGAAAATAAGTTGAAAGCGAATCCAGAAAAAGCGGCTGAAAAAGCAGAAAAGAATCATGCTCGGCGTGTTCGTAGAGGTCAAGAAAAAGAAGAAGAAGAGAAAATAGTCGATACAATGACCGAAGAAGAAAAGGAAATTGCAGCACAAGAAGCAAAAGACAAAGAAGAGAAAAAACTTGCGAAAGCTCAAGAGAAATTAAGCAAACCCAAAGAGACCACTGTGGAAATTCTAGCGCGCATCAAAAAGAAACAAGAAGCTGAACGGGTTGAAAAGCTAAAATCTGAAGTGTAATTTTTTATTACGGTCCTTGACCTCTTGAACCAATCAAATAAATGTCTAGACCGTCTCCACAATTATTCAAATCATCGTTCGTATCGCATTCTCCATCTCCTTCGCAAATGTCTCCTGCTTTCAGGAAATATTGAGAACACATCCCATCGTCGTCGTTCCTCCACGTAGAGTTTTCCGAAATGTAATAGGTTTCACATTCTTCTCTTAATAATGGTCTCATCGGCAAACATCTATCTGCAAACATTGGATTACTAATAAAATCTTGATCGCGATCGTATAATGTGTAATTAAATACATGAGAAATCGGACTATAAGAGTCGTGATGTATGTTAGCAATTGCTAGAAAAATAATTACTACAGCGAAAGCAAACACTACAGTTGTTAATATGTTTAATGCTTGTTTGATATTTTTGTATCTTTCGTTTTCGAGAGGTTCATATTGTTGCATGTTTACTAAGTTTACAATATACATTTTTATACCAATATTATATATTTACAGCTTTTCCGCCGTGATGAGAAATATCTAATCCTGTTTCTTCTTCTTCTGTAGTAATTCTCAGTATATTCATTTTTTTTAATGTGAGAAAGGTTATGCCAGCTAATGATGAACTCCACGCCATTATGCTAAGAACTCCAGCTAATTGCCATTTGAATAAAACGCCACTTTTATCGAATATGGACACAGCTAATACACCCCAAGCACCAGCAGCTCCGTGTATTGCGAATGCGTCTAATGGATCGTCAATACGTAGTTTCATTAACATATTAGAAGTCAATAGATATATCAAACCGCCTATTGCGCCTATTATAAAAGCAGCGTAATTTTCAACATTATGACACGAAGCGGTGATAGATACGAGTCCGGCTAATATTCCGTTACACATAGCCATGACATCGTAGATATGTCTGGAATTCACTATTTTAGATCCAAATAAGACTGCCAATCCGCCAGTTGCTGCTGCGATACTTGTGTTCATCGCTATTAAGCTAGCAGTTTGTACATTCCCATCTGTGAATCCTAAAGTAGAGCCTGCATTAAATCCATACCATCCAAACCATAGAATTATTGTTCCTAAAACCGCGAGAGGTATATTATGTGGTTTAAACGATTCTACTAATTCATTATTAGTGAAACGTCCGACGCGGGGACCCAATATAACAGTTCCTGCCAACCCAGCACATCCACCAACCATATGAACTATACCACTTCCTGCAAAATCAACATATCCTTTATCAAATAACCAACCTTGACCCCAGGTCCAATGAACAACTACCGGATAAATAAAACTCGTCATGACGGATGAATATATTAAATATGCTAAAAAATGTGTTCGTTCTGCTATAGAACCACTAACTATTGTAGTGGCTGTTGTTGCGAAAGCCCATTGAAAAAACCAATCGAGTTCATCTGTACCTTTAAAAGGATTCGTGTATCCAATGAAATTATTTGAAGAATCGCCGTAAGCAAAACTATATCCTAAAATCCACCAACATATTGTACCCGCGCAAACATCGACTATATTTTTTAATAATATATTGTGAGAGTTTTTAGATCTTACTGTTCCAACTTCTAACATTGCGAATCCAGCTTGCATATAAAACACCATACAACCGCATAGTAGTACCCATAATGAGTCTAAATCTGTTGCATTAACCATTTTACTTTAAAGAATTTTTTTTTTCAGAGTAATTTACTGCTTTATTTTGGAATTTGTATATTATTAAACAACCTTCGAACATTTATCTTGGCAGCCCGCTTGAAATTTTTGTTGATCTTCGGATCAATCTTGTATTTGGCCGATTTAAATTTTCCAGAGGAATTATATTCTCTCATAAATTCTGGATGGCCTAAACGATGAGCAATATTCGCGTCAATAGTTTCCACATTTGTAATCTTGAAAAATTTAGACGGTTTACAAATGGCAAACTCATTTTGATTTATTTCGTTTCTAATTCCATTTATACCCAAATTGTCGCATAATATTTGACCAAATATCATATTATCACCTGTTCCTTCCTTGAAATTTTGCGAAATAATATTCTTTTGAGTAATTCTGCCGAGTCCTAAAAATCCAGATATAACTGTGGCTTCATTAGACAAACTATTATACTTGATTCCAGCGCGATTTGAATTGTTTTTAGGACGTCTTTGACGCGAATATAAAACCACTTTTACATTTCTTACTTTTGGTTTTAACGTATAGACATATAGAGGTTTTCGAGAATAATTTGCCAATCCATGAGCTATACTCTGCATTCGATCATAGGACGTATACAAAATAGTGTCCTTAAGGTTTTTTATTGGACTTCTGGTCGTATGATACAATCTTTTCGGCAACGTTATAGTTCGGATCTTCACGTGATCGAATCTTAAATCGCACGGAACTCTTATTCCAAACGTAACTCCTTTTTCTTTCAATGTAGTGGCTGTTGTGGCCTTATTCGATTTCACATTTAATTCGTTGAAAGACTGAAACATTAAAATAATAATAATTTTAATTCATTGTTCAATACTAATTCTTTTTACTAAAACTGTATTTAGTTCTCGTAATTTAGAATTTTGATCTTTTAATTTTAAAATATCGTTATCTCGTTCCGTCAGCATTATCTTCAATTTTCGAACCTCTGAGGTATTTTCCCAAGCAATATGTCCCTTCGTTTTTTTATGCGCTTTTAGAGAAGATTCCGATGGATATGATTTACCATTACATTCACATTTGAAAACGATGGTACATTCCATTATTCCCTTGTGATAATTTACATAATTTACGATAAAGGAATATATGAATATCCATTACAAGGTGGAAAAAACAGATTTCACCCTACACAAAAATCTTTGCCTTTATTTGAAGATTTGATTCGGAAACATTCAAATGAAAACGATGTTGTTTTAGATACTTTTCTCGGTTCCGGTACTACAGCTTTGGCTTGTAAAGCAACTTCGCGAACTTGTTTGGGTTGCGAAGGTAGTAGGGAATACTTTGATAAGATGCAAGAGATTATGGAAGATTAAGTTTTCTAATAGCGAATTATTCAACTTTGAATTTTTCATAAATATCACTATATGTTACGTACGGTTTGATTTTTATTTTTGTAGATACAACTTTATATCCTTCAATTTCGGATTTTTTTAGAGTAAACCATAACTGTGATGACATTGAAAATGTAATACTTGCATTTGATGTTTTCCACCCGCTTACTTTACCTCCTTTATCATAACTCAGTTCAAATTCTGATTGTGTTTGTTCAAATAATATTTTAGGAAGGACATACCATGAATATAATATATGTTCTTTATCTACATCTTCTCTTACCAATAACATATAATAGTCAAATGAAGCATCCTTTTCATTTATATTTTCTATTATTTTTGCAGGAACACCATGATCCCTGTTATTACAAATTGAAGTTAAACGATAAGATGATATTTTTAATGTATCTTGTCCCTTTTTCGTTTTACTTGTTTTACAAGAATAATTTATATCAGCAATAGTGGTATCTATACCTGACTTATGACTACCTTTTGCTTCATAATTAATTTTATATTCCTTTAAAATTTTCGGAAGAAAAGATTCCCACACGGCTTCTTTAACAGGCTCTTGATTAATCAAATGATAACCTTGAAATTCTTTAAAAAAATTAGTTTTTGTTAATTCATTATTAAATTCTTTGTTGGGTTGGTCCATTTATCATTCGTCTTCGTCTTCTTTAGGCGGTTCTAGTCTTTCTTTGATTATTTTTACATACTCTTCGTTTAATTCTGCCGTTTTGAACGGTAGATTATATTTTTGGCACGCTACACACTCCGTCCCTGAACCTCCAAATGGAATCAGAACATATCCCGATTCTTGTTTACACGATTTTAACAGTTGTTCTGTTAGTGATAAAGGCTTTTGGGTCGGATGATTTACACGCTCTTTTTTCCCTGCTCCTCCTGCTAATGCAGGGTATTTTAGCACATCTCGTGGTAACGCGCCTTTCGCGTGCGCTTTATATTGTGTCGTCGTTTCTCCGTTTGAAAATCTCCCGGCTGTCGCTTTCCTTTCTTTCCCTACAGCATTTTTTATATATGTTTCCGTATACGGTTCCCTTACATCGTCTAGATTGAACACTCTATCTTTCTTCCACAAAACTATTATACTTTCGTGTGACCTTTGCCAAAATTTTAGACTCGGCACGTTTTTATTCGTATAATGCCATACTAGCCATCGTCTATTGATATCAAGAGGAACTTTGGATAGAATCAGAGCCAATATCTCGCTAAATCCATATATAAACATCGTCCCGTTCGGTTTTAGAATGCGTAGACATTCCTTTATCCATTCCTCGCACCACGTCAGATATTTGCTCATTTCTTGTTTATCGCTTGTATTTCCAAAATCTTTTCCGATATTATATGGTGGATCCGCTATCACTATTTGCGCCTTTTCTTTTTCTAACGTCTTCATATATTTTATCGTATCTCCTAAATGAACAACGTTTTGTTCTTCCATTTCGGTTATACAATTAACACTATTATAATTTTTAAATACAAATCATAACAACTTATTATAATAAGTATGATTGGAAATGGGACATTGTAGAGAAAGTCAAAATGGTAATGGAAAGTGATGAATTACAAGTGTTGTCATTATTAAACGTTTCCACTGTTGAAAGGCTATCGCTAGATTCAAACGGTTTTCCAACAGAGACTCTAAATGTACAGTGTTAGTAACATTTATTCCCGTTCGGTAGGATTCGATGTACTTTTATTTGTCTTAAACTACACTTGTCCGAGTATTTGGCAATGTTTTATAAAGTCAATTTGGATTTCAATATTGCTATATATTCGTTACGTGAAGGTGTGCTGTCAGTGTTTCGGTTATTCCAACCGTCTTCTCGAATCCGCATACAATATCTAACATAACATATTGATAATGCATGTTCATCTTTTGCTTTATCATATATTTTTCGTTTATCATATTTGGCTCTATCATTTTCACCATTAGTTTTATCCCTATGATTTGGAAAGCTATAATGTTGATATCCATCTGCTTCTATTAACCAATATAGTACATCTTTATGAAATAGAGCAATATCATAACGCAATGTATGTACTGACTGTTCTATATTAATTTTTTGAGAATATTCGTTTTCTAATCTCCAATCTTCCGAATTTTTATTCAATCTGATTAATCTTTCCACCTCTTTTAATACTGATAAATGAAGTTTTGAAACGTTAGTTAAAGGGACCAAAAATTCTGGAATATATGGTTTATCGTTTATTAATTCATATTTTCCACGGCCAATTTGTACCATTATATCATGAGATACTAACGATTGATACAAGTCTCTTGTGATAAAATCACAATGACTTTTGGGAGGTCGTTTATCTTCGCATATATATAAAAAATTATCTAATATGTCCATATGTAGATGTCGATTCATAGCTGCTTGAGACTTTTTATCTGCGTGGGTTTTCATAATTTCTACCATAGGTTTAATGCAATGATGTAACGACAATTCGTGGATTTTTTCTAAGTTGGTTTGAACATTTCTTTTTTTTACATTTTCACTTGCTTCTATCATATTACATTTCAAAGCCAACCCTTTTTTCAATATTGGTAAAACTTTTGAACCTAAATAACCTTTATGATTAGGAGCACGATAACCCAGTAGAATATAATCGTATGCTGATGGATTTTCAAATGGACATATTTTGTAAATAAGTATGGAGAAAAAAACAAAAAACATATCGAATCGTGGAATCATAAAAAAATATTTCAAAAACACCTTAAATCAATACAATATGTTGAGATGTTCTTAACTAGCTCCCTTCTTCATATTGTCTTCCGCCCATAGCGGCTGCAGATTTGTGTAATGGAAACACTTCTTTTGTTCCTCTTCGTCTTCGAGATCAAAATTAGCGACTGCTTTTATATGGTCTACGTGCCATTCTCCGTAGTTTTCCCGCGTCATTCCCGGTTGAAATCGGCTTTCCAACCAAAACCAAAGATTATCCACAGAACATCCTACAAGATCAAACGTCTTGGTGCTTTTTTTGACTGCTTGAGAGCGTAGAGCGTGATAGAGACGGCATCTGAGATTCTTTTCGAGTTTAAATGTTGGATCTGTAGCGCGTTTCATTCTTTCGTACGGTTTTTTATATCTATTTGCTGTTTCTGTATTATTATGGTAGTATTCGTGTCTAGCTTTTTGTGTGCACGCTTTACACGATGCGCGGAGAGTCCCTTTGGTCTTTGCAAAGTGGAATTCTTCTATTGATTTCTCTTCGTTGCATTGTGTACATACTCGCGTCGTTTCTTTAATAACTATGATTCCCTTTTTTTCTACTTTTTCTTTATTTGCCAAATATCTCTTTTGTTCTGCTTTGTTACAGCACGCTTTACATTGCGTGCTGTCCCCTTTACGTTCTTTACATGACTTCACTTGCTCACATAATGAACACGTGAAATCATCTGTTTTTTGTAGTGCTTTCTTTCTCGCCGCTTGTTTCATTTCTTTGAAGCATTGAGGACATTTGAGACTTCGGTCTTTTTTAAGTTTTATGTCAAACTCTTCGAAGCAACATGGGCACACAATTGTTTCCATTTATATATATAACGATTATTTCCTTAAGTTCCTACCGAACAACAATTTTTGAAAGGAGTCTACCTTTCATTCTTCCAGAACACCACCACGAAGTCGGAGAACTAAATGAAGCGTTGATTCCTTCTGTATATTGTAGTCCGCCAGAGTTCTACCGTCCTCAAGTTGCTTTCCGGCGAAAATTAGCCTTTGCTGGTCAGGGGGTATTCCCTCCTTGTCTTGAATCTTAGCTTTTATGTTATCGATAGTGTCCGAAGATTCGACTTCGAGAGTAATAGTTTTACCAGTGAGCGTCTTCACAAATATTTGCATTTTGTTAGTGTATATAGAAGAAAAATTTTTAAACTTCCTTAAGATAATTGGAATGTCATTAGTAGTTCCGAAAGCATCGAACATTTTCGATCAAACCGCGCCGTTCGTAAAGGAAAAGGACGATACGGACGGGTCGAGTATCGCGAGTAATAATGAATGGGAATCAGACGATGAATATTCCAAAAGTTACTCATTCATTATCAAAAAAAGCAAGAAGTTAAGAGGCAAAGGAATGAAAAAGTTAAAGAAGGAAGAATATATTGATGAGTGAAACCCAAAATCTTGTAACTCGTATGATTATATTTGATATAAATCTTTGCGAGAACGTTTCAGGGTTCAACGTGTAAAGGAATAGGACGCGAGCTATTCTATCGTAACACATAGTCAGTATACTTACGAAGAAACCGTACCAATATATGGAGGTTACGCAATAATGCAATTTTAGTACCACGCGAACCGAACCGACGTTTGCTGTGGTATTTACTTCGATGCGATGCGGAGTTCTATTGAAATCAAATCCGAGATATTCCCCGGTGCTTAGTGTATATCTCCTGGGATTGTCGCCTTCTATGATAGTCGATATATGCTGATTTTCGTTCAAAGCTAAAATAAATCTATAGACGTTGACTCCTGGGAAAAAGAAGAACGGACCGTCTATATGAGTGGTTATAAATACTTCATCAGAATTTGATTTTGTGTTTTGGTCATTATTGGACACGTATACTTCGTTCATACCATATATGGAAAACACGGTTCTCTCGGGAAACCGCTCGTATAATTCATGTAAAAGTTGTGAATTAATAGATTCGAATGATTTCTTCAAAGGGTCTTCGTTTATCCACAAATGGTGTGAAGTTTTGACATTTGAATTAACAATAAGCTTGTAGTCGACATCTGGAATTTTAATTCCTTTACCATAAATCTCCATTTATTAATCTAATTATAATTCTGAATCATTAGGTTCCTTTATGTTTATTTTTCCAGGCTTTTTGGTCATTTTCAACTTTTCTACAAGGTCTTTACATTGCGCATCAAGTTTTTGTATTTTTTTCTGATAGATGGTTTCATTTCTTTTCAATTTGGATATTTCCATATCTTTTGCTTTAAGTAACGAATATAGGGATTTGATTTGATCTTTAGCGTTAGCTTGAGTCACTGTTTGTTGTTCTGGGGCTTCCATTAGAGTTATTCATATTTGCTTCTAACGAAATTGAACGCGATACATATTTCTTAGCGGCGGCTTTTTTCTGCCATTTACTCCACGATTTATCCAGATCAATATTCAAACCATAAGCCATGGAAAATATATGTTCAAAAACCACCAATATGTTTTCTTCTATCATTTTCTTATCTTGTAACACAATGCTATGTGACAAACTACCAACACTAGAACTTAGACTCAACCAATGTAGTGAGTTTTCATCAAAATACGGTTTACAATAATCATTTAATGATTGCATACTATATTAAAAAATTTTATTCGTTAAGCTTTGGTTCTGATTTATTATTTTGTAAAAGTTTTTGAAGAAGTTGGTTATGAAGATCTATCGATTTGGACATTTGTGTTAGGACGTCGGCAATATTTGTACCATCTTCATTCGTAAAAAAGTGATGGAAAAGATGTGCGAGATCCATTTCCTCTTCATCGTCTTCATCGTCTTCCTCCTCTTCCTCTTCTTCCGGTTCAGGTTCTTCAATTATTTTTTTCTGTTTCGGCATTGTAAGATAAAATAAATTTTTTTTGATAGGTTTTTACGCAATTTTTTTTCTTCTTGTATAGTACAATGGCTGGAATAATCGATGATGTTAAGGGTGGACTGCAAACAGTTGGCGACGAATTAAAAGATCTCCAATTCGACGATGTGAAAGATGCTGGATCTTACGTCCTTGAAGAAACATGGGCGAATGCTCTGCAATCTATGAGCTTTGGCTTTACTCTTGCTTCTGCGCTCGCATGGAATGAGGCGATAAAAATGTATATTAAAAAGAGTCTTAAAACAGACAGTGCTGGTTCATATTTCAAGTACGCATTAGCTGTTACATTTTTCACGACATTAGTATTAATAGTTACCAAGAAAGTATTAAAGAAGAAGGTAAAGACTTTGAAAGATATTTAACTTTAAGAATTGTCTTTGGTATAAATGGACGACGATGAAGGAAACTGGCAATTGCCAAATATGTATCTTAAACAGAATGGGTTGGTGAAGCATCAAATAGAATCATTTGATGCATTCGCTTGTAAGGATATAAAACGTATAATAGATGAGATTGGTCCAATAGAAGTAGTTGAATATGATGCAAAACTTGTTTTTGGAGAAATCTCATTATCTAAACCTTCATTCACAGAAGGTGACGGAAAAAGTGATTTATTGTTTCCGCGCGAAGCGCGTTTGCGTAATTTGACGTATTGTTCTTCATTGTATGTTGAGGCAAATATAATAAAAGATAATCGATGTCAACATAGTACCAAAATCTTTCTTGGAAAGATTCCAGTTATGGTGGGATCGTGTCTTTGTAATCAAGAAGATTCTAACGATTGTAAATATGATCCAGGTGGATACTTTATCGTAACTGGAAGCGAAAAGGTATTAATAGCCCAGGAAAAAATGAATAACAATCAAATATATATATTCAACAAAAAAAGTGCTAAATATATATGGGAGATTGAAATTAGATCGTTGGCTGAATGTCAATTAAAATCAACAAACACAGTCAAAATGAGTATAACAAATCCAAATGCGGATTATAATCAATATTTGCGATTATCATTGCCCTTTTTCAAATCCGAGATCCCCGTATTTCTTTTATTCCATATTTTCGATCAAACTGATTATTTCAAATATGTATATAAGAATCAATTATTAATTCCATCCATCGCGGAAACTGAATCGATATTGGCTTCGGTGAACATTATCGATTATATCCAAAAGAAATTGATATATCCACAAAGTGTTGAATATGTAAAATCTTATATAAAACATAATCTTTTTCCGCACATTATCAACAATGATTCGAAGGTATTCTTACTCGGCAGAATGATAAACAAAATTTGTGACTGTAACGCAGGAAAAGTTATAGAAGACGATAGAGATCATTTCAAAAATAAGCGAGTTGATATTTCTGGACATTTGTTATCTAGTTTATTCAGACAGTTATACAAAAAAATGCACAAAGATTTATCCAATGTTTTATTAAAAACACTCGAACAACAAAGATCTGTGAATCTAAATACGTGTATGAAATCTAAAATCATTACGAACGGTTTGAAATATGCTCTTGCTACCGGTAATTGGGGAGTATCGACACAATCATCAATACGTACTGGAGTTTCTCAAGTACTGAATAGACATTCATATTTAAGCATGTTAAGTCATTTACGGAGAATAACATCTCCAATAGGAAAAGACGGCAAGCATACTACGCCTAGACAACTTCACGGTTCTCACGCATTTAGAATTTGTCCATCAGAAACACCGGAAGGTAGTGCATGTGGACTCGTAAAGAACATGGCGCTGTCTTGTTTGATAACATTAAGCGAAACATCTGAATGTATAAGAAAAATATTGGAAAATGAAGACCATATAGAAAATTTGGATTTGAGCAACGACAAATATTTGATACTGATCAATGGTGATCCATTAGGAGTAGTGTTAAACGACTATATTGACCCTTTGTACGATAAACTAAAATTATTTAAGAGAAGTTGCGATATCAATCCAACAACTGGAATTGCCATCGATCATGTAAATAAAGAGCTACGAATTAATACGGATGGTGGGAGATGTTATAGACCATTATTGATTGTTAAAGATAGAAGCATCGCAATGAATGATATAGATTTAAGCAATTTCACATGGGATGAATTGATAAGTAATGCCTATGTAGAATATGTTGACGCGGACGAAGAAGATTCGTGTTTAATTGCATTCGATGAAAACGATCTTAATACACGAAAGCTCAATTTCACGCATTGCGAAATTCATCCTTCATTTATGCTTGGTATTTCTACAGCAAATATTCCATTTCCTGAGCATAATCAAGCACCAAGAGTAGTATACCAAGCTGCTATGTGCAAGCAAGCGATGGGCGTTTTTGCAAGAAACTTTTCAGATCGTATTGACACGTATTCACATGTATTGTGGTATCCGCAGAAGCCATTAGTACGAACTCAAAATTCTATAACAATGAATATGAATGAGATGCCATCCGGTATAAACGCGATTGTGGCTATAATGTGTTACAGTGGATATAATCAAGAAGATTCAATTATGATGAACCAATCGTCCATAGATAGAGGACTGTTCAGATCATTCTTTTTCCGAGCATACAAAGATGAACATCATCAAGGTAATCAAGTAAATAAAGATATGTTATGTAAGCCTACAAAGGACATCTGTCAAGGTATGAAGTTGAATAATTACGAAAAGGTAGATCAAGATGGTTTAGTATCTCCTGGGATTTTTGTATCAGATAATGACATATTAATAGGAAAAGTAAGTGGAAGTGAAAACGACAATATTCCCAAAGATATGAGTACGGCTGTAAAGCATAATGAAGGAGGAGTTGTTGATAAAATAGTCATGACTATGAACGAACAAGGAATGAAAATGATAAAAGCACGAGTCAGATCTACTAGAGTTCCTGAAATAGGAGATAAATTTGCCTCCAGACATGCCCAAAAGGGAACGATTGGAATAACATATAGATATGAAGATATGCCGTTTACTGCAGATGGAATAGTTCCTGATATAATAGTTAATCCTCATGCAATCCCTTCTCGTATGACTATTGGTCAGTTAATTGAATGCATTTACGGAAAAAAGTGTGCGTTGAGTGGTACATACGGAGATGGAACAGCTTTTAGTAATCCAGATCCGAGTGATATAATAAACGCTTTACAAGAGTGTGGTTATCAAAAACATGGAGAAGAAACATTGTATCACGGACATACAGGGGAACCAATAAAAGCGAAAATTTTTATTGGACCTACGTATTATCAACGACTCAAGCATATGGTAAACGATAAGATACATTCTCGAGGAAGAGGCCCTATTCAAATACTCACAAGACAACCTGTTGAAGGCAGATCAAGAGACGGTGGATTGCGTTTCGGTGAGATGGAAAAAGATTGCATTATTTCGCATGGAGCGTCTGCCTTTTTGAAGGAACGCCTCATGGATCAATCAGATGCATACGACACGCACGTATGTAATACGTGTGGCTTGTTTTGTATAAACGATGTAAAAAACAAAACAATGTTTTGTAAAAAATGCAATGAGGGAAATGTATCACATATAAAAATCCCTTACGCATGTAAATTGTTATTTCAAGAATTGATATCCGCAAATATCATTCCAAGAATTCAAATGGAAACTTAAAACTATTAAATAATAAAAAGTAAAATGTATCTTATGAGTTTACTAGCTTGCGTTTATATACCTATAGTTGCTTTTATTTTATTTCATTTACACAAACCAGAAGAAATAGAACGTCCTGACAGTAAAAAGTTTTACATGGATGAAAATTTTATATTGACGGATTAAGTTAGTTTCCTGAATATAAACGATGCGTTCAAAAAGCTCGAGATTTTCGAGTCCGAACTCATGAGTTCTTTCATTTGGAAATTATAATCTGAAAATTTAGTATAACTAATAAATTCCAATCCAACGTTTTTGCATTCTTCAATTAGAGTTTGTTTAAATACCAAATATTCATTACTGACAAAGTTTTCTCCAAAATATAACGTGCCAGTCAATGAATATTTAATAAAATCTCCTATATATTTTGGCGATTCAAAAAATTTTTGTATCTTTATCACACTATTATCATAATTTCTCTGATTGTTAAGTAGTTCCAATACAGATTCTCCATCAACTATGGTTCCAATAAAATATCCTCCAGGAATCAGTTTTTCTCCTATATCTTTGAAGAATGATGTTACTGTGTATTTATTTGCAAAAAAATAATGTAACGCAAATTGACAACTGATAATATTATACATAGTAGTATGTTTTCCAAGACTATACAATGATTTTGCAACCGATGCGTTATACTGAGTAACATAAAATTGGTAATCTCGTGTGATATTTGATTCTTTAAATCTGTTACGCGCTTCTATTATTGAAAACTTATCTACATCAATCCCAATCACATAATCTATTTTAGCTGAATCCCATTTTTGTATATCTCCTCCTTTTCCTACACCAATATCTAAAAGCCTTATATAAATCTGGTCAAAGTTCTTAGCCACTGTTTGAATCAAATCATTCTTAATACAATTATGAAATTGTCTCATGAATTTTGATTGATTTTCGAAATCTGATTTCATTATTGACTTAACAAGAAGTTATTTTTATAAGTTAATGGAAGTCATCAATTGTATTAATAAAGAATATGTAGAAATAGAATGTAGACTATCAGCTGTTAATATCAATCAATTTGATATTATGTTGAAAAAGTTGAAAAATAGTAAATATATATCATGTACAGACGTTGAAGATTCTGTTGATTATATATACAATAATGGTATTAGAAGAACAGTGACCCAATTTGGGTCGACTATAATACAAAAAACCATCCTTAATGTCAAAACATTCAACGATTATAAATTAGTTGCTTCAATCGAATATCCTTTAACTTCAGTTCTTGGAAATATAGTACTTACAAGAAAGAAAAAACGATATAAGTTTACTCACAACTATTGGTTATATACATTGACAGAGGTTCATCAAATAAAAGATGATACTTCTATCAAATTATATGAAGTAGAAATAGAAATACAAAACATCATCGAAGCCCGTTCAAAATCTAAAAAACATTTATTGGAAAGTTTTCAGCTTAAAGTAAATCAATTGGTTAGATGATTCCCAGCTGGAGTGTTTTCTGGCCCTATCGTGCTTGTGTTCCACGCACACGCATTTTCGTTCTTAGGAATAACTGGATCAGCCCTTAATTGTAAGTTGGGATTTCTCAATGCTTGCGATTGCATTCCAATTTGGTATTTTGTGCTATCAATAAAGTTTTCCCCCTTAAGGTTTGCTGGTGAAAACTCTGTAAATGTTGTGTCCAATACTTCACTATCTTTTGGTAACAAATTTGATGATATAAATGATGCGGCGTTTCCTGGGCATCCAGGTATATCAATCTTTGCGGATTCAGGCTCTGTTATTTGCATAAATCCAGAATCGCTAGCATATGCTGATGGATTACCTTGTGATTCAGGACTTTCTTCTTCCTCTTCTGGATTTGCGAATCCAGATACTCTACCACTTGGTATCACTGATTTTGAGGAGCACAATTCAAAACCAATAACTATTAACGCTATAATCAATAAAATATTGAAAGGCTTTAAAACATTCTTGAAGATCGACATTTAATGTAACAAAATAAAAATTTATTCGGCATGATCGGGAAAATCCATTTCATCAATTTCATCATCATCCTCAAAAAGGCAGGTACCCTTTACAATTTTTGGATTATCGTGCAATTTTATTTGACACACTTTCATAGTTAATCCACATCTCGTCTTACTAAACCAAACTCCCGAGATGTGGATTATAAGTGAAATTATATTGTCCTTTGTTATACTAGATAGTTCTATTTCTTCACGTCTATTATCATATATTTGACAATTGTCTGCTACTCGTCCTTTAAAAAATGATTGTCTTTTTGCGTTTCTCAAAACAGACATAAAAGCACCTTCTAAATATGAATCTGATATCTCCTTATCAGGAAACCATTCTGATTTATGAGCTTTCATTTCATCAAGCAGCTTCTCTTCAATATCACTGACATATTCGCTTATATCCTTTGTTATCCCCACCTCTATATTTGTATTTACAATTTCATGTGTCGCTGAAGTTTTAGAAAATTGACATAAAAAATTAGATACGGGGGATTCTTCATCTGTTTTTAATCCAAGAGAAATAAAAAGCTTGTTATCTTGACCTTTTTTGGGAATTCCAAAATCAATTTGTGAAGCTTGAAAGGTTTCGTTAATATTTAATACTTTAGACATTTCAGTTATGGTTTCTGTAAAATATTTTCACTTACTAAAACGCGGAAAGTAAAGACAAAAGAAAAATTTGTAGTAGATTAATGCTTAGAGTATCTGACCTCGCGGCCGATAAAAAGAAAATGACCGATCAAAATAAGCAAACATATAAAGAATTTCTAAAAGATTGTCATCGCCGGATCAAGTCAAGAAATAGCCAAAACTGCTACACCCTTATGTATACAGTTCCAATAATAGCAATGGGAAAATCATTGTATAATGTCGAAACGGCAATCGAATATATCATTTTGAAGCTGCGACGGGGGGGATTTAATGCTTTTCTCTCGAGAGGCACAACTATTTATGTAGATTGGTCTCATATAGCAGACAAGCAAGACAGAGTTCAAAAAGAATATACCCCATTAAAAAAGCGTTCCAAATAGTGAATTAATGTCTCAGAGATTATAACAAAATGTCTAAAGAAGGGCTCGGGGTTATTGTTGAAGCCAAACAAGAATACACCAAACAAATGAAATCGTTACTTAGCAATAGAATTTACACTACCTTTATAGAAACTTACGAAATTGTGAAAGAAGAAAACGAAGAGCGTTTGAAAATTATATACAATTTTCAAGTAAAACTTCGTGAAATTCCGAAATGGAATTCTACTCAAATAGAAGAACAAGTCACAAAATTAACAAATGAATGTGAATGGTTTGGTGATTTGCTAGCCGCAATATTTATAAGCAATGTCAAAATTTTGACATCTGTAAAAATGAATGAAACAACTCAAAAAATTAAAATCAAAATGCCAACAAACGATGCATTCGTTCACAAAGCATTTAGCGCGTGCGCTGAAACTATTTATAATAAACCCCATATGTTTATGTTAAAAGCATTCCAAAAGGGTGTACATCTTTACAAAGAAGATGTAATATCTCTACTCGAATGCTCTATTGATAATACTATTAGAGATCTTCTTCCATTGCAAAACATTTTACAAATGTATATTGGTGAATCTATGAGAGATGAAGAAGAACAACCCGAAGATGGTGAAGAAGAAGCCGAAGATTTTGGACCATCAGATATTGACGATGACCCCGAAACTAAAACCGAAGACGGTCATGTTGAAGACGTACCTAACCTTCCAGATCCTCCCGCAGAACCAGAAGATCTGAACGCGGCTGACTTGAGCGAAGAAACTAAAAGTATACAAACTGGAGGATTTTTCGGTAAACCAGGAACGCCAAAAGCAACACCTCCCAATAGTCCACGGGGTGGTCCACAAGAAGGATTTGGGTCAGATTTAGAAGACGACTAATTAATTCTTAAGAGGGATTGGTATAGGGTCAGACACAGGCCGTATTGGTAATAGAAACTTTGGAAGTATAATTTCACCGTCAATATTTATTTTCAACGGATTTAAATTACCATTTTCGTTTCGATTACATACGCGGCACATTCGTGTGCCACTTTCTGTAACATTGCTACAACTATTACAATAAATTTGAAAGCATCTGCGGCAATGGTGTTTTCTCGTGAATAATGAAAACATAGTTTTGCATTGAGTGCAAGTTTCACTACTGTTAAACATTAGTATTATATATTCATATTTAAATTTAAATCATCTTTGTCTAATAATGGGTCTACACGAAGAATACTTTGCAATACAGAAAGAGTACGAACAAAAATATGGCGAAAATACCGTTGTTATGCTTCAAAAAGGATCTTTCTATGAAGTATGGGGCTTAGAAGACGGCAAAACAAAAGATGTTGCTAAAATAGCAAATCTTCAACACACATTTACGAATAAGAGTCAACCTGGACCAACCCTTACAAATCCATACATGGTTGGCATTCCTAAATGTGCATTGAAAACAAAAGTTCAGCCTTTAATAGAGGCAGATTATACTCTCGTCATTGTAGACCAGGATCCTCGAGATAGTACCAATAGATTTGTTAAAGACATATGGACGCCGAGTACTTACGTGTCAGAGAATCAAAGCAAAGGAACGGGGTCATGTTGTTTAGTCATCGAAGGAGATTATTACGGAATATCTTCGTTTGATTCCGTAACTGGAGAGAGCGAAGTTCACGAAGCCTTTCATTGGGAAGATGCTTTTCGAATAATTGCGACTATAGAACCTCGTGAAATTGTCATTTATTCAAAACATTTATTAACGACAGAATTCAAATCGCAGTTGGGACTCCACGAGTATAAATTATATTTTCCAGACAATCATGAAATTTGGAAACCAGTCTATCATAACGAACTATTGGGAAAGGTATTTCAATCCGGCACCTTAACTCCTATTGAATATTTGGATCTGGAACGAAAACCCATGGGATCCACTAGTTATGCTGCTTTAATAGATTTCATTTACCACACAAACAGTTCACTTTTGAAAAATCTTTCAAAACCTTCTGTGAAAGACGACGAAAAACTTTGCGTTATTCATAATAATGGTCTTTATCAACTAAACATAATTCCCACTCAAAATTCAAAAGGGAAAATAAAATCTTTATTCGACGTTGTGAATTTTACTTCTACTCCTATGGGACGTAGATCATTAAAACAACTTCTTTTGCGCCCGTCGTGTTCATACGAAGATTTATGTAATCAATATGAAGAGGTGATCAATATGTTTAATACGTTAGAACATCATACAAAATATTTAAGAGGAATACCAGATTTGGAAAAACTCCATAGAAAAGTTGCGTTGAAGACATTAGAACCCAGTGAACTTCATAATTTACTCGTCGCGTATGAAAATATACAAATGATCGTCAATGGAACTGAATATCAAGACGATTTTAATGAAATGTTGACATTTTGTTTGAACAGATTCAATTTGACGGGATTGCAAAACGATGGAGTTTACTATAATATAGGAATCAACGAAGAATTGGACAGAGTATACAAAAAAAGAGAAGAACTGAAAAAGAAATTAAATAGTGAATCGATCAGATTGTCTCAAATACTAGACATTCCTGATTCTGTTAAATGGGAATACGCCAAGGGAGATTGTAATATGTATGCTACTCCCGCTCGAACAAATCAACTCAAAAAGAAAGAGCAATCAATTTCTTCGAAAAAGTCAACAACTCAAAAAGAAATTGTAATTTCGGAAAAGATTAATAATTTAACGCACGAATATGTGAAAGTAGAAAATCAATTTATGCCTCTCATGACGAGATTATTTGGAGAAGACATAGAATATATCCAAGAACAATTTGGAAACATCATGAAAAAGGTATGCGAATATATTTCTCACATAGACGTTATCAAAAGCAAAGCTACCATGTCAAAAGAATACAATTGGACTCGTCCTATTATAATTGATAACGAATCCGCTTTCATTGAATCTAAAGGTTTACGTCACGCAATAATTGAAAAATTAGATACAGATACTCCATATATTCCCAATAATGTAAGCTTGAATGCAGAACATAATGGACTATTATTGTACGGATATAACGGCGCCGGGAAATCATGCTATGCAAAATCAATAGGATTATCCATAGTATTGGCACAAACCGGTCATTGGGTTCCTGCCGCTGAATATTCATTTAGTCCATTCAATCGATTATTCACCAGAACGAGGGGAGACGACGATCTATTCAAGGGAAGAAGCAGTTTTGAAATTGAAATGATAGAGCTCAAGAGTATTTTGGATCTTTCAGACCAAAAGACAATCACTCTCGGAGACGAGGTGTGCAAGGGGACAGAAACAGCGTCAGCCACTGGAATAGTCTGTCAAACTATTCACACGCTAACTTCAAAGAAATCAAAGTTTGTTTTAGCCACTCATTTACATCAAATAACAAAAATCAAAGACATGAAAGACATTATAAAACAGAAAAACTTGCTCGTAAAACATATAGCCGTAGCCATAGAGAATAACGTAATAACCTTTTCTAGAGAACTCAAAGACGGTCAAGGAGATGCTAATTATGGAATAGAAATGGCGAAATATATTCTTAATAACGACGATTTTATCCAGGGAGCAATAACATATAGGAATGAAATGCTAGGAAAACGAACTAAGCCAAAAGTTTCTATATACAATTCGTCATCGTATGTAGGACCTTGTGAAATATGCGGTTCGGAGGAAGAAGTAGAACAACATCATATTGCGTTTCAATCAGCATCTCCGGAACTAATAAAAGATAAAAGTAATTTAGTTAATCTCTGTAAAGAGCATCACGACGCAGTTCATGCTAAAAGATTGATCATTAAAGGTTGGCTGAAAACTACGGATGGGAAGAAGTTAGATTTTTCGGCGTCTTGAAATTTTTAGACGACGCACAGTGGATTTTTTCTTTGGTGCTTTCGTTCTCGTTCTCGTACGTTCAATTTGATGTTTAATTCTTTGAAGCTGCTTTTGTTCTCTTTCCCATTTATTTTTGAGAAATTGAATAAATTTGGGCTTTTCACAATCAGACAGCGATGCATAAATTTCTTGAGCTTCATTTTTTTCAACTTGTCGCATGGGAATTTCTCTTATATTTAGATTTTTCAAATATGGACGTTTGTTTGTCATGAGCATGTACATTAATATAAATATTTTTTTAGTTTTATCTTAATGAGCACCAAAACCAAAAAACAAATGCTTCAAAAAATCAAAATCAAGAAGTATTAGTAGCCATGTTTAAACCAGTATGTAGTGACCAAATGCACATATTATTTCCAGGATATTACTACAATACATTTGATATACCATTTCATAAACTACGCGCAATAAAACATCAAATATCTAAACATGAAAAGAGAGTTTAAAATAAATTAAATAAACAATTTAATGGAATCATTTTCCAACTTGGACAGATTGATTCGACAACGTCTCCAAGAACGACGAAACGCTGGTCTCGATTCAGAACAAATACGCGGACTAGAACGAAGCGAGTGCGATGAAGTAACTCAATGCTCTATTTGTTTAGATAATATTCAACCTGGAAATCAAAAAATAACATTAGGATGTGATCATACTTTTCACGAAATGTGTCTAGTTCGTTGGGCACAAAGAAGAAATACGTGTCCAATGTGTAGAATTCCAATCATTGAAACAGATGACGAAAATATCGGAGAGCGTAGATTAGGACTAAACTTGACAGTGAATCATGTTGTGACATCGCCGTTGGATATCAACGTCTATTTCAAATTCTGGGACGAGAGCGAAATTGAAACAATATTTCCACCATATACGCGAATATTAGACATCTTTGAATTCTTGGGACGGTTGTCTATCTGTCACGAGTATAGGCATAATTTGGCAGTTCGTTTTATAGGAGGTGAGCAAAGACAATGTATTTATAAATCGAGCGAAAATATGGAAAGTTTGTCAAAAACTTTAATAGAATGTAGACTTACTAATATAATGATAATGTTTGTGGACTATTGCTAAAGAAACTTACGAAGTAAGTTTCTTTACCTAAAGAATCCACGTCTTAAGTAATGAACGTAGAAATGACCAATGAGTGTCCATTGTGCGAGCGCGATGTGAAAGTGCGCGAAGGAAAAGATGTATGTATGGTATGTCAAGATAGGTACGAACGAATGAACAGTCTTCTAAACCAAACATCCATGGAAATAACTTTCAAAACGTTGATAAACAGGTTCGGGGTTGAATACACAAACAAATTTTCTTCAACTTTTCGAGATAAGCCATTCCCTATGGAAATCTGCTAAAAAAATAAATCATAAGAGCAATGAAAGCGTTTCGCCGCTTTTATAACAAGCGAGTCATAGATCATTTTGAAAATCCTAGAAATGTAGGTTCTTTCAATAAAAATGAGCCTAATATAGGAACTGCTGTTGTAGGTGCTCCCGCTTGTGGAGATGTTATGAAATTACAAATAAAGGTGGACCCAGAATCGAACATAATTATTGATTCACGTTTCAAGACGTTTGGTTGCGGATCAGCGATTGCGAGTTCATCGTACGCCACCGAGTTTATAAAGAATAAACCAATAGACGAAGTGACTTCATTTACAAATAAAGATATAGCCAAACATCTGAGCCTTCCTCCTGTAAAACTACATTGCAGTATGCTAGCGGAAGACGCGATAAAAGGAGCTATAGAACATTATAAATCTTCTACAAACAAATTTTGACAGCTATACACTTTCACGAGAAAACTGTATTACCTCCGTCTTTGACTTGTAGCGCCTAAAGAAAACGAAACTTAATAATAAAAAACAAATGTCTCTACTTACCTCATTTGGCGTTATTTCTCTCATCAATATTTCCATTTACACTTTTGCTCTTTACTCTTTAAGCCCAAGTGTAAGTTGGTGTTTAACTAAGATATTCTTTCGTTCTGTAGCTTTCTCTTTAAATTATCTCATGACGAATGGAGTTACCATAATTAAATCTTATGGATTTCTTTGGTTATTAGCTTATCGATATCATTTAATTCCAAGAATCAATTTAGATTGTCTGTTTCCAAAACCACCTAAAGCAAATAGACAGTATAAATATATAAAGAGAAATGGAATTTACTACATTTGACTCTGTGAAAGACACAAGTGTTGCGCTTCAACAATTTTCCTTGTTTTCTTTTGAAACTTTTGAAACAAAATTAGTATAGACAATTAATGGATTCTCTTGAGTCCATAGTTGTATCGCACCTAATGAAAATGCATAAAGAACTTTATCAAGATATTCAAACGTGTGAATCGCATTACAAAACAGAAACTCTTGTCGAATTGTTTAAGACTATCGCAAATGTTTTAGGATCTATTGCGGATTCTCGAACGGAAAATAAAAAATTTCAAAATAATGACAGAATCTTACGTAATAATTGATGATTCTTTTATGCAATTTCACATAGGAACTGTTTCAAAAACAGAAAAGATGCATCAGCAATATCAAATAGACTTTCCAAGATCTTCTGTTTACTTTAATAATGTTAAGATAGAGACTATGGACGAATTCGAAAAGTGTATCGAAAGCTTTCCGATAATGATTCGACAAGAATATAGAGCGTTGTGTAGCCAAGCTATTCTAGCCGAATATATTACATTTCTACAATCAAAGTTAGAAGATCAACTTTATATCGGAGAGCAAGCACCTTCATTTCCGATAACCATTCATTTTACAAACACGAGTGCAATTGTTGTAAAACCTCTGAGAGTTTGTAATACCACAGAAACTTTTGAAACATTCACAATAAAACTGTATTACATAAAAGGAAATAAAACTGTTATGTGTTGTAAATTTACTTCGTAAAGTTCATTATATGAGTATTCAAGTTCAAATACCCAGTTATGTATATTATCTTGAATAAATATCCGTAGGTCAATTGTTGTAATTTGGGAATTTTTTGAGACAATGTCATCGTTTTTAACGTATCTAAAGGGTAGCTAATTAAAGATGTTATGAATCCTGCAGCAGCCGGGTTCATATTATCGCAAAACGTCAAATAAGAGGTCATTTGATTAATACTCGATATCGTATTTAACCCAGTATATTGAGCCATCAGTTTCCAAGATAAAGCTCTATTGCATAATTGTGATCGCCTTTTTATTATATCAAATGGAGTTTCAGCCAAAGCAGCTATAAAGGAAGCGTATGCTGACGCTTCAGCAGTGCTTTTGGTTTTCTTGATTTCTTCGTACACAGTCCAAAACGTTCCAGATTGTACTGTAGAAGTTACATATCTCAATTTTATTCCGTTATACAAACTTTTGTTGAAAATAGGCTTATTTCCTTGAAGTCTTACCTTGATTGTGTCTACTGGATGAAATATTGTAGAACAAATAAACGATGCAAAAATCCCATGAAGTCCAATATAAAACATAAAATAGTTTAAAGAAAAAAAATGTTATTTAAGCGTGGGTATACCCACAACGCCTTTTTAGCTCAGTTGGTAGAGCGCGGCACTTGTAATGCCGAGGTCGTGTGTTCGAACCGCACAGAAGGCATTCAGCTCGTGATAGCTCAGTTGGAAGAGCGACGGACTGTAACTTTTGTTATCTCGTTTGTTTAATCAAACTACGCAATCCGTAGGTCACCAGTTCAAACCTGGTTCGCGAGACTGAAAACCGGCTTTAGACGGTTTTCAGCTTCGCCTTGTGTAAAAACCGGCTTTAGACGGTTTTCAGCTTCGCCTTAAAATTTTTTTACTCTTCCTGTTTTAGCTTTTTCTCTTTTGGCTTTTCGCAATTGCTTTTTTGAAAGCTCAGAGAATGTGGTCGGCGTTTTCGAGGTTATTCGTTTTGAAGGTCTGTACACAGAATGTTTCGACGTATACTTATATTTGCCCGTATCTGATTTCCAATCTTCTGCATACCACCTCGCTAATCCTACTTTCTTCGGCCGTTTTCCAATATATGGACTTGAAGAACCATGCTTTTCAGCGTATGCTTTTTTATATTTTTGAACAAGTCTTCCCGATTTATACGCATCCCACGAATCATATTTCTTTTGCATTTTTTGTTTTATTTGATCATAAAGTTTTTGATCTTTTGGAATGGGTTTCATTCTTTAAATATTTATAAAACATTTTTTATGGATAAAAAGCTAGAAAATATAGAAAACAAGTTAGATCTTATTTGTAAAAGACTGGATCATATAGAAGATCATACAAAAAAGATGAGTGAACATATAGATTTTATACACAATATTTATAAAAGATATCAATCTGGATTAGATTTTGTTCATAACATGTTTTCTAAGGTAAATCAGAACAATCAGCGTCAATTGAACGATGATTCCTGACATCGCGTCCGTATAGAAAGCTCTTCTGGAACCCAACGTTTTGTAGTACGTGTCGTGTAAAATAGGAAATAGTCCCGACCATTTCATAGGAAACCCTAAACTTCCAGCCAAAACAAACGATGCAATAAAAAAAGGTACGGATAATGCCATTGAAAAGAATTGTAACATAATAAGCTGAAAAATCGCACCAATGATTCCCGCTAAGAGTGCGGCTCCTAAAAGCGTATGTTTTTTGAAATAAGGTCTTAAAGCTACAACAAAGTCATATTCGTGGACATTTAAAGGGGCTGGTAGATGAGGAAAGCGATCTTCCGAAAACCATCTTAGTATAACGTCCCATAAAGCAGTTATAATGAACGTGGCTATGACTAGATCTGTCTTATTCATTATAATAATGAAAAAAATATATCTCATTTACTGTAATGAATCTCATAGTTTTAAAAGTATTGACAACGGCGATGTTTCTCATTTCAGGAGTTTACAAGTTGATAGATCCAAGTATCGGAATTGCGAAACTCATGAAATGTTCGCCCTTTTTAAAGAACGACTCAACTGTATATTATATTGTTTTACTCGCTGGAATATGGGAAATAGTCGCAAGTATGTACGTTTATTTTGGTTCTAGAAATAATCAAAAACTTGCTTTATATTCATTGGTTGTTTTTACTATTTTGGCTACTTTATTGTGTCACTTTCCTCCAGTTGGGAACGTTTACTATCCGTTCATTAGTAATGTTACAACCATAGGAGGACTTTTATCGCTTGCTTACTTGGTATAATGTTCAAACTTATTGGTTATTCGTTGCGCAAATTCGTCGTCGTGATTACAGATCTTCAGGTACCATTTTGAGTATTTATGTTTCACATCCACTAAAACAGCTCGTGTTCCAAACATGGCAATTATTTTGAACGATTTGTAAATCTTGAGCCAATTATATATACTATGGCTCATGCCTTTATGCATTATAGTACAACCTTTTCCGAAATCGTACATTATTCCTATTCTAGGAGGATTTCTAAAACCAATTGCGTCAGTTATAGATTGAATAGTAGTCAAACGCATATTTTTAAGATGATCCCGGAAATTATCAGGAAATCGAAACTTTGGAAAATCAGCTTTTATCGCGTTAAATACTGCCACCACTAAGGAATTATCTCCCGCCTTCTTTTTAATGAAACAATCTTTATTCAAATCGTGTTGAACTTTGAACATTTTCCAACCTATATTTGGAGATTCAAATTTAGGGCTACTTGGTTTATATACTGGACTGTTTCCGTTGGAAGACATATTATAAGGACTATTTATGTGGTAAACGACCGGCAAAGACGCAAATATATTGAAATTTGAACCGCGTCTCTTCATTATAATAAGAAAAAAAAGAATTAACGTTCCTTTAGGTATTTTTTTTTGTTATAAGTAAGATGCTCGTTCAAAGATTAGGTGCAGGAGTAGATGGAGAGGTTTGGTTATACAAAAAAGGAAATACCAAATTGGCTATCAAATATCCTAAAAATCCAGGGACTGTTAAACTTTTAAAACAAGAAAAAGAATTTATGGAACACGTTTCAAAAACAGTATCGCAGAAGTGTAAGAAATATTTCCCAAAAGTTCGCAATATCCCCACCGGAATTCCAGAAAAAGAAGGAATGTACGCTATGACTTATATAGAAGGAAAAACTTTTTCTGAATATATTAGAGTTCTTAGCACTGGGCTTTTACGACATAAACTAATGTTAAAATCTATAATTAAACAAATAAAAGAAGCATTTAAATGTTTATGGAAAGCTGGAATCATTCACGGAGACGCACACTTTGGAAATATCATAATTACTCCAAAATATACAATAAAAGTTATTGATTTTGGATTTGCTGGTAAAGTGGAAAAATGGAATCCAAAAATAAATTATGAAGATTGGTTCATTAAACAGTGGCCAAAAATTGAAAAGAAATGGGGAATAGGCCCACTTAACCCTAATATTATGATTTTTGGCAATGGAAAATGGAGGAAAAAAATAAGTGTATTACATCCAATAATTCATCAGCGAGTTAATAAATTGTATTCTATTTCAAGAAAAGTTTCAGCATCGTGCGTCCATCAATAAAATTTAAAAAACAGTTATTATAAATAATGCCTCCTGTTGGAGCTTTCTTTTCTGCAAGTATTGACGCATCATCGCTAATAGAAGCACCTACCATAAAAGCTGAAACTGTTTTATCAGTTGGAACTGGTTCTGATATTACAACCGTGGATGAAACAACTTTTCGAAAGATGAAAACGACTATACATCCGCAACCTCAAACATATCCATATTATGAAAATATTCTCGAAAACATTGTAGATAGTTCCGCTTCAGATTCCGCTTCTCCTTCATTCAATGGGCAATTAGATTTAAGAAACTTTTTCCAAGGCGAGACCAGTAGTTTTACATATACAGTTCTACCTAAAATAAATGGAGCTGTTACGTATGATCTTGATGTCGAAGTTCATCAAACTTACAGCTATGTTGTTACATTACACGCAAGAAATGAAATTTCTTCGCTCGATCTCATCATTCAAGCTCAAGATTCTTTTGGAAATATTGGTGAAAAACGAATCAATGGTATTTCTGTCTCATTAACTAGCCAGACACCCATCAACGAAGGTACCACCATTGTTAATGGAGATCTAACAAGTGACATACAGACTACAAACGTAAGTAGTTTCTTTATTAACGAAGTTAATTTTACTCCAACTTCTTATTCGATAGTGGACACACCGTCTCCAGAATATATAACAGCTACTATCGATTCGGCTGGAAATCTAACCTTGATTCCAAAAGGTCACGGATCGAGAAATGTTCTCGTGAGAGCATTTCACGATAACAATTCAACAATTTTTCGTACCAAGAAATTTCAGTTCGCGGTACAATCGACTGGCGCTAACGCGTACGGAGCAATTCCTCAAACAAACGGAACCATTCCAGACCAAAGTGGCAATCCAAATGTTGATTTTGAATTGACACCTTTATCAAATTATTTTCAAGATCCTCAGGTCACTTTGGGATATGAAAGATTAACATATTCTATATCCAGATCAGACCCTGGTATGAACTATAACAATTCTCTTATCGATTGGAACAATAGCTCGATTGTTCAATCTACTTATACAGAAGACACCAGTACAGGAGTATATACAATTACAGAACCAGCAAAGTTAATCATAAGACCAATTACTGGTCAAAGTGGAACGACTGATGTAACGATTATTGCAAAGGATGGGTTTTTAAGAAATCCTGATGATGGAGCTAGCCAAACTTTTACGTTAACAATATTGGAGCCAGATACTGTACCTCATTTATACAACAATCTTAATACATTACCCGACGTGAATGTGAGAACATACAAGGACTTTAATCTACAATTGGATCGACTTGACTCTAACAATGGATCATATGTACTTGGATCTAATCCAACGGGAATATTCAGAGACACGGACTCGACAATAACGTTCAGCAATCTTAATATCACAATTGGAAGTGACTTCGCTACATTAGAGCTGGTTGAAATCAACACCAACTACAAGTCTATTCTCCGGGTTACTCCCAGCGCGTCAGCAGATAATAGTTCAGTGACGTTTCAAATAGACGCATCAGATGGAACTGATCAGTTCACTGCAGATATTACAGTAAACGTCACACAGGCGTCCAAGGTTACGATGGCTCGATATTCCATGACAACTGCGACTCATCCATTTGTTAATAGCACAATTGCGGAAACTTACTCCGTTACGTTTGATAGCAATTCTAGTCACTGGCCATCTTCTACGCCGACTTTTAGTAATAGTGGTATGGAAGGACTTCCTAATTACGCATTCGAAACAAAGTATGAGAAATTTACAGTATCGACGACAGAATCTTCAACTTTAGACAATCTATCTATTTCGTTTTGGATGTACGATCCAACCGGTCTAATAGACATTTACTATAACACATCTTCAACTAAGTTACAAACTCTTACACAATCTGGAAACAATCAAAATAATTGGGTATTCCAACTTATTGTTAAAAACGGTTCCGCGATGCATTTATATACAAACGGAGTGCTTAAAACAACGATTGCGTCTGGAATCACGGACTTGCACGTGTTCATGAGTACGGGAACTCATGGATATTTCAGATACACGGACGTCAGATTATACTCGTGGGCGTTATCGGAAGCCGAAATTGGTGAAAAGTACAACGGGTACGCAATTCCCAGAATTAGCGCGCAGCTAACCAACAGAACAGGGCTTAACACAACGTCCACTATCACGCTCACGGATCACATAAAAGATCCCACGGGAGATGTCACTTTCAATATACCGAGCATAACTGCGGCGCCATATCCGTTATCGGCGAGCGCTGTTAATAGCGGGACTTATTATGAAACAACAGTAAACACTTGGTCGCCAATAGCTTCTATGTCGACAGGACGCTTTGGATTAGGAGTTGGAACCGCTGGAGGTAAGTTGTATGCAATAGGCGGTTTTAAAGATGATTGTTTAACAACAAACGAAGAGTACAATCCATCTACAAACACATGGACCCCCATGACTAGTATGTCTCCTGGACGAAGTGATCATGCGGTTGTTAGTTTGGATGATAAAATATATGCTATTGGTGGATCGACTACAGGATCCGTCTATCAAACCACCAATCAGATGTATAATCCATCTGCAAACACATGGACCCCCATGGCGTCGATGTCGACAGCAAGACAACAATTCGGCGCAGTTGCTGTAGAAAACTATATATATGCTATTGGAGGTTACGGAAATTCTCAATATATTGAAGTAGATGGTAACAATATATTGACACCCGGAAAGAATCATGTAGAAAGATACGACCCTGGTACTGGCACTGGTACTGACTCATGGACATACATGCAACCCATGCCAGAGGCTCGTTGGGAGTCATGTTGCGTAGCCGTTGGAACTAATATATATGTCATAGGTGGAATTAACCACAATAGCAGTGGTTGGTTGGATCCTGTGAATGAAGTATTAATTTACAATACATTATCAAATTTATGGAGCCCAGGTACTCCTCTTCCAATAGCCTTAACTCGGTGTCGGGGTGGTGTGATAGATGGAAAGATCTATGTAGCAGGAGGAATAAAAAATGATCCCAGTAACGAAGTTGTTAATACTCTCTACATGCTTGATCCCACTCCGTCCGACGGATCAACTCCTGCATGGACACAACTAGCATCTATGTCGTATTCTACATCTCGTTTCGCAGCAGGGGTAATAAATAATAGTTTGTATGTATTAGGGGGTAACAGTTTCACAGATACCTACATCAGTGAATGTGAGGTATTCACTACAAGCACAATCATTGAGTTACTCGACTCAGCTAATACCGCAGAAGTTGTGCCCCCTACAGATACTAACAACAAATGGACAATTGAACTCACAGGTGTAGGGTACAAACTCGCGTCCGTTGAAATCAAGACGAATTTGAATACAACCATCTCGGGAATAGCAACAACACCATCTACGAGCGGTCCATCAATTAGCACTGAGACTCACGATAGTTCGTTTCCTTTAAATGGATGTGGAATTATTGTTAGAAATATGGACGGTTCTCTTTTAGTTTCAGAAAATATTATTTATGACAACGGGTACGGAAATTTAATTACAAATTCTAATAAAATTGAATACACAGCTCAAAGAGGTTTCAGCGATAATGTCAGTAATATTACACTTTCTCTTGCAGAAAGCTGGACCACAACAACACAAGCGATCGGTAACCAGGCGATCACGATTTCTTTTCCAAATCCTCTCAGTACATATACAATGTCGTTTTGGATGAAGACAGTTGATGTCGCAGTTGATCTCTACGTAGCGTCCACACCAGTGGTACAACATTATCATGTAGGCCAAGTTGGTAAATATACTAATACTGACAATAATTGGAAGCATATAACTGTGACTGGCGATGGAACAACACAACAATTATGGGTCTTTGGCACGACTGGTACTCAATTACATAACAGTTCTTGGTCGGACTCCACTCAGTTAGGAACCGATATGGCGGGATTAAAAAGCGCTTTAGGCGCTCACCATAAACTTTACTTTTGCGATCTAATGGTATGGAATAGAGTACTAACTAGTACTGAAGTCAATGATGTATACACCGCTACTGCTACAAACTTTTCTTTTGAAAATTATAAATTGCACACTTACACTATAACAGACCCAACGGCACAAGACGTCACGGTCATCACGGTTGATACCACGGGAAGTACAGCTCTCGGCGTGACAAACGTGGAATTAAAAGCGAACATCGAATCCATGAAGATCGTAAAAGAATTTACGTCCAGCGACGTAACGACCGGTACTTCTTCTGAAACAGTAGTAAACGCTTGGTCGACAATTGCTTCTTTGTCGCAAGCACGCTCAGGCTTAGGAGTCGGAACCGCTGGAGGTAAGCTGTATGCAGTAGGCGGTCAGACTATTGGAGCTGGTGCGCCTTTAGGAACACACGAAGAGTATGATCCAGACGCCGAGACATGGAGCTCCAGGGCTAGTCTGTCTCCTCCACGATTTGATCATGCGGTTGTTGGTTTGAATGATAAAATATATGCTATTGGTGGAGTATCTTACACAGCTTATCAAAGTGCCAATCATATGTATGATCCATCTACAAACACATGGAGCTCCAAGGCGTCGATGCCGACAGGAAGACAGCAACTCGCCGCAGTTGCTGTAGGAAACTCTATATATGCTATTGGTGGATATTTAGATGAATACCTTACTAAATCTCCATGGCCAAACGGTTCGTGGCAAGTAACGAGAATCTCTAATCATATAGAAAAATACGACCCTGATACTAACTTATGGACATCCTTGCCACGCATGACAGAACCTCGTCATGACTTTTGTTGCGTAGCCGTTGGAACTAATATATATGTCATAGGTGGACGTGACCACGCTTATAGTTATAGGACTGAAGTATTTGTTTTCAATACGGCCAGCGAAGTGTGGAGCACATTGCCAAGTTCTCATAATATTCCACTAGGCTTAGATCGGGTTCGGGGTGGTGTGATAAATGGAAAGATCTATCTAGCAGCAGGACTAAGCACTGGACCCAGCGTAGTTCAAGATACTCTCTACATGTATGACCCCACCGCATCAACTGGATGGGAACAAGTAACACAAGGGTCTACATCAAATTTTGCACTTATGTCATTTCCGAGGTATCATCACGCAGCAGGGGTAATAAATAACAAATTGTATGTAGTAGGGGGAAAGACATTCTCAACTGACCGTAATGAATGTGAGGTATTTACGACAAGCACAATCATCGATTTACTCGACTCAACGAACACTACCGAAGTAACGACGGATCCCTTAGATATTACCCTCGCGGATAGTTATAATGTTTCAAAAATAGAAGTCACTACAAATCTTCAGACGTCTATCACGTCTATTGGAACGAAAGCAACTTCTGCAGGAAGTTACGATACGACGACGGGAACTCTTACTTCGCAAACATCCTCCACTAAAATACACACGTACACCATATCTAATCCCACGCTAATAGACAATATTCAAATCACGAGCACGAGCACAGGAATAACTAATATCAAAATAATCTCATATGGAGATTTTACAACGCCCACGACATTGACCATTGAACATGGCGCCGAAGAAGGTTCAGCTGTAATCAGTCTTGCTGCGAATCCGTATACCGACAATGTTTTTACACTTTCTTCAAGCAATGTACCGGATGATTTAACTATTGATAGCTACAATTCTGTAGGAACATTACCTACTGGAATTGATTCTGCGACACTTAGCGGCACTACTTTATCTATCACTCCGAGCGCGTCTATGACCACCGCAACGAGCGTACAAATCCCTCTGAACGTCACGAAAGCATCTGTTGATACGACGACGAACGCAACGGTTCAAGCTAAACCGCTAAATATAGTAACATTCGACGCGATCAATCTTGTTTCTTCATAAACTCTTATCGCCTAAAGAATACAATCATTGTTATTTATATAACCATGGCAGCTGCCGATAAATACAAGAAATTCACTCAGCTCGAACACGTCCTCGCTCGTCCAGACACGTATGTCGGCTCCTTGGAGCTGGACATCGATAAGCATTGGGTTCTAGAGAAGGATTGGATGGTACAAAAACAAATCGAACACGTTCCAGGACTGTACAAGATTTTTGACGAAATTCTTGTGAACGCGTTGGATCAGTCTCAGGTCGATAAAACCTTAGACGTCGTAAAAGTTACTGTAAATCAAGACACTAATACTATAGAAGTTTACAACAGCGGTTGCGGTATTCCCGTAACAATCCACGAAGAATATCAGGTATACGTTCCTCAACTGATTTTCGGCGAATTGCTAACCAGTGAGAATTACGACGATACTAAAAAGCGCACCACTGGTGGAAGGAACGGATATGGCGCGAAGCTCGCCAATATCTTTTCTGAAAAATTTGAAGTCGAAACTGTAGATGTTTCTCGCGGACTCAAATACGTTCAGACGTGGCGAGACAATATGAGCAAATGCTCAGAACCAAAAATTACAAAAACATCAATAAAAAAAGGATACGCAAAGTTCACTTTCCGTCCCGATTTAGGACGCTTAAATATGGAATCGTTAGATGATGATATAGTTGCTTTAATGGAAAAGCGCACCTACGACGCTTGCGCTTGTACATCTGACAAAGTAAGCGTGTATTACAACGAAGAGCTTTTGAAAATAAAATCATTCGAGAGATACGTGGATTATTACATCGGCGACAAATCATTTGCGAGTCGAGTATATGATTCAAATAAGCGTTGGGAAGTTGCGGTTGGATATTCAAATAATGGATACAAACAAGTTTCTTTCGTCAACGGAATTAACACAACTCAAGGCGGCGCTCACGTGGAATCTGTAATGCGACAGATCATTACAAAACTCACGGAATTTATTACCACAAAACACAAAGGAGTTGAAATGAAGCCACAATTTATCAAAGATCACACTTTCATATTTGTGAATGCGACTTTGGAAAATCCAACCTTTTCGTCCCAGACAAAAACTGAGTGCACATCAAAGTTTTCCACATTTGGATCCAGGTTCGAAGTGACGGATGATTTCATTAAAAAGGTCGCCAAACTCGGAATTGCCGAAGAAGCGTTGGCTCTCGCAAAGCACAAAGAAATGCGTGAACTATCAAAAACGGACGGCAAGAAAAAAGAGCGACTTCGCGACGTTCCTAAACTTGACGACGCAAACAAGGCTGGAACAAAACTTTCAGAAAAATGTACACTTATCCTGACGGAGGGAGATTCAGCCAAAACATTCGCAATCAGTGGTCTATCGGTGATAGGACGCGATTATTATGGAGTGTTTCCCCTTCGTGGCAAGTTGCTCAATGTACGCGAAGCGACAGCCAAACAATTGATGGACAATGCAGAGATTAACGCTATTAAGCAAATTCTGGGATTACAACAGGAAAAAATGTATAAATCAATATCGGAATTGCGATATGGAAAAATAATGGTTCTCACTGATGCGGACGTAGACGGTTCTCACATTAAGGGTCTCTTGTTCAATTACTTCCATTTCTTTTGGCCTTGTTTGATGCAGAGGGATTTTATCACCGCAATGATCACTCCTATTGTAAAATTGAGCAAAGGTAGGGAAATTCGAGAATTCTATACTCTCAACGAATTGAACGATTGGAAAGCCAATCATTCAATGACAGGTTGGAATACCAAGTACTATAAGGGTCTGGGTACGAGCACGGCCGCCGAGGCAAAGGAGTATTTCAAAAAGATGGATCAAAACACTATCGAATACGAATGGGACGACAATTCTGACGAATCGATGCTCCTCGCTTTCAAGAAGGATCGTACCGACGATAGAAAATCTTGGATTCTCGAAGGAGTCAAGTCCGGAGAAATCGCCGAACGAAATAAGACATTGCCATATTCGGATTTTATTCACAAAGATCTGATATGGTTTTCAATCGCAGACGTGGTAAGATCTATTCCTTCTATGGTGGATGGATTCAAGCCGAGTCAGAGAAAAGTCTTGTACGCATTCAGAAAGAGGAAGAATAATGAGGCGAAGGTTTCACAATTAGCTGGATATATCAGCACCGAGACCAGCTACCACCACGGCGAGCAAAGTCTTATGGGAACAGTGATATCTATGGCTCAAGACTTTGTGGGATCCAATGGTATGAATCTTCTCATTCCAAAGGGACAATTCGGAACGAGATATATGGGAGGAAAAGACGCCGCGAGTCCGAGGTACATTTTTACAAAACTATCTGAACACGCGACAAAGCTTTTCCGACCAGAAGATGATAGTCTCTTGGAACATCTGAACGACGATGGTCTTATTATAGAACCAAAGCAGTATTATCCGGTACTACCTTTGATACTAATCAATGGAGCTGATGGAATTGGCACAGGATACAGCACGTCAGTACCTTGCTACAATCCAGAAGATATTAAAAAGAATATCAGAAACGTTCTGGACGGAAAGGAGCAGGATCTACTAACACCGTGGTACAAGGGTTTCAAAGGAACTATAGAAGAGGGAGACAACGGAACGTATATCACTCACGGAGTCATCAAAAAGATCAATAAAATCAAAGCTGAGATCACAGAATTACCGATTGGAAAATGGACTCAAGATTATAAAGAGTTTTTGGACAAATTGGAAGAGAAGGAAGAAATTGAGAGGTACGAAAACCATTCCAACGATTTGGAAGTAAAATTCATAGTTCACGGAGATACTAATAAATTGAACGAGAAACATCTGAAACTCACGAGCAGTCTGAGCACGAGAAATATGCATCTGTTCGACGAGAACGGACACATAAAACGGTATGAGTCACCGGAGCAGATTATCAAGGAATTTGTCAAAGTTCGGCTAAGTAAATACGAAGACCGTAAATCGCATATACTGGAAGTCTGGTCCAAGGAGATGACCATTCTCGGAGAGAAGATCAGGTTTATCAGAATGGTTGTGGACGACGAGATAGTGGTATTCCGTAGAAAGAAAGACCAGATAGTCCAGGACCTCAAGAAAAATTCTTTCAAACAAATCAATGGATCCTACGATTATCTAATGGATCTTAAAATCCATCTATTCACAGAAGACATGATAGTTGAGTACGACCAGAAAGCTCAGAGTTTACAGGAAAAGATTACACAAATGGAGACTACGAGTGCGAGAGAATTATGGGAAAATGATCTGAAGTAAAGTAATGATGGGGTTTCACGAAACCCGTGCCTTCTTCGCGATCTGGGGGCTATTCATATTTGCGAGTAGTCAGTTAGCATGTATAGATTATATAAAACAAGATAATAACGATTATAGATGGTTTCTAATCCCGGCGTCGGGAATGTATACACTTCTCCATTCTACTAATAAATCATATACTCATGTGATGTTTTCCATTTTGACATGTAGTTCAGTAGTTTTGTCAATCTATAGATCAGATTGGTTTATTAGATGGTACTATAATGTATTGATTCATTTGATGTGTTGGGGAGTGGCGGCAAAGAGATGCGACTACGAAAGTTCAAAAACTCATTTTCCTTTTTTTGGTGTGGGATCAAATATTGGGTATTTATTATTATCAACCACTATGTATTTTGATAAAAAATACGGATTGATGATTACAGATAATACGGTTTTAATAATTTCTGTGCTTTGCGGCGGATTATCTATATTCATCGGTGGAATTACACAAGAGTACGAAACAGACAGTGACGAAGGAAGTAAAAGACCAGCTTTAAAGAATTCAATTATTTACTTTATTTCTGGGTTGGTTTTTATAGAATCATATCTGTGCGAATCTACTGGAAATTACTCAATGCCAGATGGATTATCTAACGCAATTTATCAAGTACAATTTGGGAAAGTAGGCATAGCGTTGGCGTGCTCTGCGGTCGCGAGCTTTATATTCAAATCAACAGATTGGCGAACAACTGCGATTGCATCTCCAATGTTTCATTTACTTTTATATGCATTCGACAAATCTGTAAACAAATACGCAGATGTTACAAGATATGGCAGAACATTTATAAGTTTTTTATTATTCGATCCTTCAAAAGAAATGATAAACGCTAGATTTTCAAAAACTCTGCGATGGAAACCTATACCAGACGTCTTAATTAGATCGTTCGCAATGATATTAGGAAATTATGCTTATCATGAATCTGTAATAATTCCTTTGTTAATGGTCTGGTGCGCGCTTATATATTTTACTGATAAACAAATATGTAAGGAATTAGAAACAAATTGTGAAGAAAGACTACACACTGTAGATTTGATTCAGATCTAAAAATCAAATAATGGTGTTTGAAACGATTGGTGTATTGTTATGGCTGGGTTTATTTACATCACCGCCTAAAGACCATGGTCGTTGATTAATATAAAAATGTCTCTTGATGATATTGACAGTGAAGACGAAGAATTGTGTAACAATTCTTCGTCTACCTTGGAGCACTATTCTCAGAATTCAACGCTCATTAGTTATTTTGAAAATATAAAATCAAAAACAGACAACCAGTACAAACTTGAGCATTACGACTTTATTATCCAACTCCTTGAAACTACTCTGGAAAAGATAGACACCATGGAGAAATATAGAAAGATGGTCAAAGGAGCGGGGTACAAAAACCCGGTCGGTTTACTGAACCATTACAGGAAAGCGTCACTGACATAATTTGTATATTTTTATAATTCTTCCCTTAGCTTTTGGTAATGTAGATTTTTTATAACCCACGTGTTTAAACTCTTTCGTGAATAACCCCCCTAAAATATTGGGATTTAAATTATCCGGTCTGGGGAATTTCTTTTGCACATCGTCTGCCGCGACTGGACCTTTTTTTGCCAGACGTCTGGCGACAACGCGCGCTTTTTCTAAATATTCTTTCGCATTCATTTAATTTTGAAACCTTATTAAAATATTTAATAACTAAAAAATTAATAACTTGATTTTTTTAAAAGTTTCTTTAATTTAAAGCATGACCAACGGTCCAGATATTGAAGAATGTATCAAATACAACGATTCTATTTTTCTAAAAACTAAAAGCGACATCGCCGAAACTCCTAATTGGTGGGAAACGATAATTGATTTTATTAAAAACAATCTAAAACGTATCGGGTGTTTCGATCGTTGATTTGACTATTTCTTTCGCTTTTTTCAATTCATCTATAGTCTTGAAGCCGAGGAGGTGCACGTTGCCGCTGGGGTCGAACACCGCGCTCGATTTTCTCTTCGGGTAAATGTAGCATTGAATAGCGGCGCTTCTGCCTATTTCGAACGTAGGCATCATGACTCGGTTTATGTGCGGCGACTTTGCGATTGCTCCGCATTTTTGGTTCCAATTGCCTTGAATTGGTTCAATAGAATAGGTCGCGTTGATATTGCATATTTCGGGTTCGTTGTAATTGACTTCTCCATCTGAGCTATAGAGCATAAAGTCGAAAAAGAATTTGTTTTGTATGGCCTCCCAAATGGATTTGATGCATGTATCGAAATTTTCAACTTCGATTCCAAATCCAGAGATTTTCATTTTTCCGTTGGGATAAAGAAATATCGAGACTTTTGTTCCCGTATTGGACGCCAATTTGAACGTCATGGATCCAATATCTCGGTCACAATATTTATCGTTTGTTTCCAAAGAATTGTTTGCGATATCATATTTTTTGTAATATTCTCCCAGTTTGCCTTTGGGCTTCAAAACGACTGATTCGATAAATTGAAACCCTTCAAAATATGAAAAGTCCGTCAAATTGGAATTGAAAAAATCTTTCAAATTCAATTTGACATCTTCAGATTTCGGAGTCAGCATATAAACAAAACATTGAATCTTCAACTCGCTGGTGCGAGTATAATTGAAATGCTGATACACTCCCTTGAATCCATAAGGAGGACGCTTGGTAGGGACTTCTCCTTGTTTGCGCTTCATATTGATAGTAAAAAGTCTACAGACGCCGCTCGATTAAATAGCCCGTTTTCAATTTTTGGAGCGGAGGTGGGCCCCCAATCTTTTTACTTGAATTTTAACATTTTAATTTAAAATTGTTCTTCTATACATCAAATCATAAGACGAGTGTGTCACTTTTTTGCTTCCCCTCAAGAACTTGGCCAACTTCGACTTCTTCTTCGGTTTTCGCGAAAGTGGCAAAGCCACTTTTGACTTAGGCTGGGTGGCAGCGAGAACGCGAAAGTCGTACTTGATTTTTGTTTCTTTCATCGAGATTATAGAAACCATTCAATCTCTCATTGATTAAATAGCCCGTTTTCAATTTTTGCGCGGATGCGGTCCCTTATCATTTAAATATAAGGAGCTTATAAAATCGAATCTTTTAATATTTAATGAACACTGATATAGTAAAGGAGATTGTCCTTCCTTCATCTGACCTAACAGGTATTGATCCTTGGTGTGAATTAGGTCGTGACACATGTAATGTGCGGCGAATGTTAGAGCAAATTCAAATTCTTATTTCAAATAAGTTTGGAAAAACATCAAAATACGCAACGTGTTTTAACTCGTCTCTCTCATCTTGGTTGTCAAATTTACAAGGAAATTTAGATGCTTTATTACAATGGAGTTTTAAAGATGGATCTGATGAAACTAAAAGATTTGAAGATCATGTAATGGATACTGATGGTGAAAATATATGTTATATTGACGAATTAGAAACCCAGGATTTTTGTTATCTTCAACTCAGGAAACACAGACTATACAAACATGATGTATTCTATAAAACAGCATCAACTAATCTACTATTACGTCAATCTGAAATTCGTGAGGAGAGGCCGTATCCTAAAAAAATTACCAGTTATCATAAGCATTACATCAATGAATTCATTAAATTTATAAATAAATACTTGGAAAGCCTGGAATATATACTTGGAAATATGACGAAACCCAGATATTGTGAAATTGTCAATTTTAATATTAAAATTAAAGAGTTGAAGAAGATAGTATTGAAACTAAAAGAGTGGTCTCCAAAACTATCAGTATTGGATGAAATAGAAACACTATAATATCAACCAACGTCAGTTTCTCTATCAAACGATCTTATTCTTTTTAAAACACATTGATTACACGAACAGTACAGATACCATTTCTGAATAATTCTATTATGGACGTGAGAAATCATTTCATCTTTTTCTTCTTGTAAAAGCTTGAGCAATAATATTTTCCTTTTTATTTCTGGAATGTCAAAAATAGACGCTCTGCCTTTTGGGTCAAAAATAGACGCTTTGTCATTTTCGCAAAAGGCTCTGCCTTTTGTGTCAAACACGTTCATTAATTGAGTGTTCTAATTTAATAACACTCTGTCTCGTATTGCTTAATTTGTACACTAATGTTCTATCATATTCAGATAAATGTAATTTGCCACTCATATTTGTTTCATTTTGTACAAAATCATTTGATATTTTTTTGAAAGAAATTATAGATTCGTGTTTCATATCTATTCCTATTTCGAATAGCTTTTTCATACATTCCATAATCTCTCTAAGCCTTTCTTCTTTTGTTTTCATTAATATTTTCTTTCAATATTTAATGAGAAATAACCGCAGTCCTTGTTCTACAAACACCATAATAATTATATCAGCGATCGGCGTTGCCAGTTTCGTGCTTTATAATCAATTAAACGTTCAGAAAGTTTCTCAGAAATTTTCAAACTCCCCAATAAGACGAATGCCTATTAATATGAATACCCAATATGTGAAGCCCTACCGTCAAGTTGGAATGATGTCGAACGATTCAGGAAATATCATTCCTCTATTTGGACGAAGATTACACAGAGGCTCTGATAAATGGAATTATTATACTATGTCTGACGGCAATAGAGGCGTACGAATTCCTATAAACATAGGAGGTAAAAAGTGTTCCGATGGGTTGGGATGTAAAGAACTATACGAAGACGATACATTAGGAATAGATGGATATTCCGGAAAATTTAAGGTAAATCTATATGATTTAGACAAACCTCGTTATATTCCAATTATTTAAACAATTGTTGTTTTTAATAAATATGAGCGACGCCGAGTCTGAGGCTCCCAGCGACGCTGAAAGATTCAAAGATGCCGTAAAAGAATGGGTATCTATTCACGATCAATTGGCTGAAATACGTAAAACTATTAACGAAAAGAATAAAAGAAAACGCAAACTCCAAGAATTTATTGTCAACTTTATGTCCGAGAACGACAAGCTTCTTTGTAATTTGAAAGAAGGCGGCGCCTTAGAAATGAAGCCGAGAAAGACGACCGTCGCGTTGAAAAAAGACCAAATAGAATCGTTACTACAACAATTTTTAAGAGACGAAAAAGCAGCAAAAGAAGGCGCAGCTTTTATATTTGATAACAGAGAAGTAAAGTACACAAACGTACTTAAAAGACTGGGCGCTTCAGATCTTTAGCGCTTCTTGAATAATTTCTTCAATTTCTTTCTAAAAACAATCATTAGGATTAATAAAACTATAACCATATAAACCTTTTTATCATATTTCATAGATCTACTTCCTACGAATGGTGCCACAATGTCGCCACCTGTTTTCTGCGCGCTAATCCAACCAGTATTCTCTCCCCCTTTTCCATCCACGTCGTCTGGGCTCGTGTCACTCGATGGATAACACGCTTTGCTAGATCTATTATAGACCACCTGTTTTACATCAGAATTAGGTTTTAATGCGTTTTTACATTCATTCCAATTCGCCACAACTGAGCCATAAGGCTTTGAACTGGATACTGGTTTATTAAACTCGCCTCCTAATGATGTCTTTCTCCATTTATCAAATTCTGTTATAGTTGAATTCATATCAGTGGGTTTGACAGCTTCCTTTTGGCAACTTCCTCCCATCTTTATAATATATAAAGATATTTTTTTTTATTCGTCTAAATGAATATCATGAAACCAAGCAATGTTCCTATAAGAAAACTCGTTCTATCGGGAGGAGGATCAAATGGATTAGCAATGTTAGGGCTTCTTCATAAATTAGAAGAACATCATAAATTAGATCATATAGATTCAATATCGGGAGTTTCGATAGGCTCATACATTGCGTTATTCAAAGCAATTGGATTATCTTCGGAAGAAATGTTTGAAATGTGTAAATGTGAACCACTTTTGAGTCAAAAGACGTGGAAGTTAGACAACCTTTTCAAATACAATGGAATCGATGATGCATCTTTACTACAAGACAAGATGTCTAAACATTTAGATACATTCATGAAAAATCCAGACCCAACGTTCCAAGAATTATTTGAACAAACAAAAATCAATTTAATAGTGACAGGTACCAATATTTCGAAAAAGAAATATGAATTCTTCAGCCATGAACATACACCGGATATGAGTGTACGAATGGCTATAAAAATAAGTATGTGCGTACCGTTGTATTTTACTAAAATTAAATACAACGGGGATTATTACATTGACGGTTGTTTTTGTAACGACGAGCCGTGTCAACCGTTTGAAAACTGTGATAACGAAGAAGTTTTAACAATATGCTTAAATTCCAAAAACTATGATTCGAGCGATGTAGATTCGTTCGTATCATACATTGGAATGATTGTCGATACCGTAAGAGATAGATTGAAAATTGAAAATCATTTTCAAAGAATATTAATTAATGTAGAAAAGCCGATGTTGACAGTAGATTATACTCCCGAATTTGCTCAAGAGTTATTCGACATTGGATACAGTTCATTGGATATAGTTCAATAGATTAAAACATTATTGACCCCTTTTATTATTCTTCCAATTATCTTCATATCTGCAAACACCCCATCATATATAAGCTGTTCCAGATCATCTGGATGAATTATACACACCATACCAATTCCCATATTAAATATCCTATACATTTCTTGGGTATCGATATTCTTGGAATTCTGTATTAATCTGAAAACATCTGGTACTTGCCACGATGAACTATCTATCAATGCCGTAAACTCATCTGGAATTCCTCTATAAATATTTTGAAATCCGCCACCCGTGATATGAGCCAACGACTTGGCATTATATTTCTTCAATAATTCTACTTCTTTTGTATAAATTCTAGTTGGTGTGAGAAATTCGCTCTGATATGGTAAATCCGTCACGAGTGAATATCCATTCGAATGAATTCCAGATGATGGTATTCCAACAATAAGGTCTCCTTCCGTTGTTTTTGACCCGTCTATAATTGATTCTGTTTCTATCAATCCTATTGCAAATCCAGCTAAATCGTATTCATTTTTTTCGTAAAACCCTGGCATTTCCGCTGTTTCTCCCCCTAACAATTTACAATTCGAAATATCGCATCCTGATTGTATTCCAAATAGGATATCTTTTACTATATCAACTCTTGTATCTGAAGATGCTATATAATCAAAAAACCCTATTGGAGTTGCTCCAGAACATATAACGTCATTTACACTCATCGCTACTAAATCAATTCCAATAGTGTCGTGTTTGTTTTCTCGAAATGCTAATTTTAATTTTGTCCCGACTCCGTCTGTCGATCCGACTATTGATTGGGTTGGATTTATAGGAATTGTTCCGTTAAATCCAGTGCTGATAGATGGATTTATTTTTCTTTTTATGAAGTTTGCTATTTGATCACCTTTTGCAATATCAACTCCAGCTTTTTTATACATATCATTTAATGCTTTAGAATTTTTAAGTGCTTTCTTTGAAAATTAAAGGGATACTTTCTTTATGATCTTCAGCTATTTGTTTATGTTCGTTCGTCCAATTTTCTTCCAAAATATAATTAACATCGCACCTATTTTCTTTTTCAACCACAGTTATTTCGAGAATACCCGGTCCGTGTTTATTATATAAATCCCAATATGTGGATTTCATTTGTTCGTTAAAAGCTTCGTTTTCGATTTTCATTAATTATATTTTTTCATATTTATTTTTAAGTTTTCGTGATTAATTGTTGGAAACAAATGATGTGTCACTTGTCTATCTAAAAACAATAGCCATGGTGCTGGTAAATTCCACGTATTAATGATATTTCTGGTTGTGCTTTTTTGATTTTTGTAAAAATCATCTGATTTTGGAAGCAAATGTCGTTCGTGATTTAAATGTGCTAAATATGAAAACATATAACTGGCTAATGCCAACGTTGCTAGTGTTACTAAGAGTCCTTTAAAATACCATAAACTAGCTACTCTTATTATAAAAAGAAACGGAGCCAATTTCAACCATAGTGGAGCGTGCGGATTTTTGAATTGCCATCTCGTTCGATGAATAAAAATTCCATTAATGGAAACAACTATTTCAGCTACACAATATAAAATATGCTCAAATATCTTGTGATTCAATAATCCTCTCGGTCTGTGTGGAAGCCATTTTATAAACGGTTCCATAGAAATCGCGTCGTGGTCGTTGTCCGTGTTTGTGTGCATGTGGTGAGAAATCACGTGTTCGAATAACCATTCGTAGGCAGACAGTCCGTTCCAATCGAGAAGAATAGCTTCAGGAGACATCACGTGAACGCCGTTGTGGCCGTAGCCTCCAGCTATTGTGCTAATAATAGCAGATGGAAATAACCATAATACATCATCAGACACGCATTGGTTTATGTGAAGAAATACAGACAGAGAGAAATACATCCACGCGTGAATTGGAAAATCCCGTTGCTTCATTTTTTTGTTAAATGTGTACAAGTCTTTTATTTGTTCATAAGTTGAGAAATCATAGCGAATAGTTTGTTCATACGAACCTTTTTGCGGAATTTTTTCAAGAACGGCGAGAGCTTTCTTGAAATCCATATGATGAGTATGAAATAGGGCAGTGGCGTCAGTACCCAAAGCAGAATGAGTGAAAATGTTTCCCCCAGGATGATTAAAGCCAGAGATATCAAATAGATATCCATGAATTCCTATAAGATTATCAGGAATATTTTTGTTAATTGGAGCTAATGCTTTCCGAACCGTGGGCAGGCTACGCCAAGCCATTAATTACGTTGTCAAAATAAAATAGGTACATTCTTATCTATATTAATTTTTTTTTGAAAAATCCCAACTTGCGCCTTTGTGTGTGACATCCTCGCAAGCATCATAACTGTTAAACGCCAAACAATGTGATTCGTTGTCACAATTAGAGTAATTATACCATACTCGACAATCTCTGATACAAGATTTATCTCTGCCTTCGTTTATACCGCTGACTTTCCAATGTTCTTTTAAACCGGCTATATTCGGTCCGTTTGAGTTCGATAACGCCGCCTTTAAATCAGGGTATCTGTTAACGTAACAGATTGCTTCAGCGTCTGTCATTGCGGGTGTTAGCGCACATAAACCAGCTGAATTTGTTTGTCCTTCACATTTGCCGACAGGTTTTGCTTTACAAGTTTGCTCTAATTCAGTTTGATTAATGGTAGTGTTGGCTTTTCCTGCGGGACTCCGGGTGCAAAAAGAACCGCTTGATGATCCTGAGCCTGATCCTGAGACTGCGTATGGAAGGATTGTGAATTTTTCCCATTCACCGACTTGATCAACGTCACATCTGAAATTACCATTCTGATCACTACAATATTTATTTTTCTTACCACCTTTTAGAGCGTACTTGTCGCCATGTTTCTCAAGCGTAAATTGCTCGTGACTCTTAAACTGGTCACGGTTACATTCAACTTTGTTACCTCTGTCTGAACAATATTTCCCATCCTTACCACCTTTCAGAGCGTACTTGTCACCATGTTTCTCAAGTTTGAATATTTCCCAGGCTGCGACATTCGTAGCGTTACATTCAATATTGTTACCTTTGTCTGTACAATATTTATTTTTCGACGTTCTTATTGAATAAGAACCAGGATTGATTGTCGCCGGTGTTGTCGCCGGTGTTGTCGTCGGTGTTGTCGCCGGTTTTGTCGCCGGTTTTGTCGCCGTACAAGATTTATCTCTGCCTTCGTTTATACCGCTGACTTTCCAATGTTCTTTTAAACCGGCTATATTCGGTCCGCTTGAGTTCGAGAACGCCGCCTTCAAATCAGCGTATCTGTTAGCGTAACAGATTGCTTCAGCGTCTGTCATTGCGGGTGTTAGCGCACATAAACCAGCTGAATTTGTTTGTCCTTCACATTTGCCGACAGGTTTTGCTTTACAAGTTTGCTCTAATTCAGTTTGATTAATGGTAGTGTTGGCTTTTCCTGCGGGACTCCGGGTGCAAAAAGAACCGCTTGATGATCCTGAGCCTGTCGGGGGTTTTACTAACGCCGGTTTTGTTGTCGCCGTACCTGAGCCTGAGCCTGAGCCTGCGTCTTCATCAGGAGTTTTAATAGTGTCTTCATCAGGAGTTTTACTAGTGTCTTGACATTTAAATGGATTTTTTAAAAAATTATACGGTTTATTATCTTTTTTGCATTTTGGGTTTTGAACGCCGTACGTTATTGCTCCTAATATTAAACTAATAATCAAACACACAAAGACCAGCATCATAAATTTCTTGGCACGTGACATGGGTCGAGGGCTAGAACCCATCATAGAACCCATCATCATGCTTGCCATCAATGGATTCATTATAGTTATAAAAGATTATTTGTTTTTCACCCGCCAACATTTTTTTCATCTTCTTAGCAGGGTAATGTCCGAACTCAGAATTGTTACAACCGAATTTTCCATAACTCGTATTAAATTATCATACCAAGTATTGGAATTCCAATACATGCTGCTATAAATAACCAAAAAAATATTGACCCAATCCCTTTGAAAGGGTTTAACTTATCAAATATATTCAGTGCGGATCCTGTAGGATCTTTCACAACATCTACACCAGTTTTTACAACTTTTTTTCCAACATCTACACCAGTTTTTATAACTTTTTTTCCAACATCTTTTACATTGACATCTCCGGTAATATCTGTAATCTGTGGCGTTTTTATTACACCTCCTGTTACGTCATCTTTGAATTTGTTCTCTGGGACTTTACCATCTGCGATATCAGCAATCATTCCAGATTTTCCTAATGTTAATATATTTGTAGCTTTATGTTTTGCTGCTTTTTTCAAGCCTTTTTTTACTTTTTTTAAAAAAAACTCAATCCTTGTTTTTTTATATAAAAAATAAATAGGAAATATAACCAATAATAACACAACAAATGTTTCATTTTTCTTTAAAAAATTGGCTCTCATTATAATAGCATAAGAAAAAATGTTGTGAGAGCTACTATTTTTCGCTTAAAGACTTGAGACCTATTATAATAACAATGGCTATGCGAACTACGAATATAATCGCCAATAAAACCCCAACTCTAAATGGACGTCGTCAACCAGCTCTATCGTCCAGGTATAAAGTGAAAAAGATTTCTCAAGATAGTGAAGAAACAAATGTGTTGATTCAGTACTTCATCAACGAAGTAATGGATGAAAATAACCAACCTAAGAAAGATCACATTAAATTCATGGTGGAAGTTTACAAGTCTGATTTAATGAATCAATTTGATGAAGAAACTCAAGAAGATTCAGCCATGAAGGCTAAGTTTGACGCAATGTCGTCTGCAGCTATTCAAATTGAGGCAGCCATGTCGACAGCAGCTGCTTTTTCTAGTGAAAATGAAATGTCCGCAGAAGATAAAGCCGCAGCAGATATGCAGCATCAGCTGAACGCGATTTCGGCTGCTGCAGCACAAAAAGCCGCAGAAATTGAAGAATCTCTCAATGTAGAATCGTATGAAAAAGAAGCTTTAGATTACGGAAAAATAGCAGCGGCTGCTGAACAAAAAGTATCATATCTAGAGAATGCAATGAAAATGGCGACAATGTCTGATACATATCAGTTTTCTGAAGATGATGAGCAATCAGCTATGAAAGCCAGGTTGGCAGAAATATCTGCTGCTGCGGCACAGAAAGCCGCGAATCTAGAAGCCGCCATGTCTGCACAAACACATAATACAATGATTGATGAAGAAGCCGACGACGAGGAATCTGCTATGAAAGCCAAGTTGGCTGAAATATCTGCAGCAGCAGCAAAGAAAGCCGCTGCTCTGGGAAATTCATTTTTTTGAAATTTTTGACATTTTTTTTTACTTTTTTTGATATTTTTGCCCTTTTTTGGAACTTTTTTTCCAACTCCGTTTCCAAAAGGATTTCCAAGACAAATCAATTTTGAAAATGGCCAAAAAATGGCGTTTTTTTGCCTTTTTTTTGTAAGTGTCTATATATACTTTTTAAACTTTTATAAATTTTTTATAATGTATCTTTTATTTTTTTATATAATAAAATATAAAAATAATATGAACTCTCTCCCTATATATAAATATTAGAATTATTAGAATTAATAGATTTTGTAGATTTAAAAATAAAATATAAGGGTAATATAAATGTGCGAATGCCACAGATGTCACAAAAAATTCGATTGGCAATACCTTTTAGACAAACATTTGGCTCGGAAGTTCCCTTGTAAAGAGCAAACAAAACCAATAATGGAACAAAACCCTCACTCAGGGACATTACCTCCTCACTCAGGGACATTACCTCCTCACTCAGGGACATTACCTC